GATAAGCTGTCATACAAGTTGTCCTCGATTGCCTCTTCCGTTAGGGAGAAGCCGAGAGCAATGGTTTCGTGGTTATAACGTGCTGTGAATGCCTCTTGTGCATTGTCATAAGCGATGGCAGAGCCTTCGTTTTTGACTGGTGCAGCGGAGAAGCCTGACAGTTTTGTTTCTTCTTCAAACGAACGCTCAGAGGTCTCAGTTTCGTAGATCTCTTTGTGTTGTTCACCATATGTTGCGTACTCAAGACCAAACAATGCGTTTAATCCAGGGAGCAACTCTTTAAGTAGTTGGGCACGAGAAATAGCCATTTAATTGCTCCTTAAGCTGCAGTTGCAACAGGGGTTGCACTGTAATAGGTATGTACGCCAAAGTTAAATTTAACGATAACCTCAGTGAAAGATCCAGACGCATTAACAGTCTCTGGCACACCCGCAATAATACGGAATGGAAGAGTGGTTGTTGAATCGCTGGTGCTGTTTAAAACACCCATATTTGAGTCGCCAGAAGTTGTTGAACCAGCGGTAGTCAGAATTGATACGTTGTTGCCAACGTCAGTCTGAGTTAAGCCACCAATGGTGGTGCTGTTCGACAATACAGCCACTTTGAAGAGGCCATCTGGATCATCAGCTACGAACGCAGTAATATCCGAAGCGGTAATAGCGCCTGGATAGAACTGTTGTTGTAACAACTGTTTGGTAGTTGGGTTTGTGAACTGACAGCCCATGAAAATACCAACAGCATCGGTTGCAGTAGTTGTGGTTGAAACACGGCTCAAAGTACCACCTGTGTTCAGACGTACAACGTCACCAAAGAAAATGGCGGTTGTAGAACCTGAAGCGATGGGAATTGAACGAGTTTGACCAGCAAATACCTGACCACCGATCAAATTGATCGGTCTGAACCCATAGGGTCCGTCTACGGTAGGATAAGCCATTTAAAACTCCTAAATTAAAAAATTAACCTTTTCCAAAAGTCACCGTGGATTTTTTCTCATTAAAGAGAGGCATCCTTGGGTCATTCTGGCGCATAAGATTATTGTCTACAGCGTCCATCTGACTTTCTGCTTGGATTCGGTAATGTTGATTACGTTGTCCAACAAACTCATCTGGAGTTTTGCATAACAATAAACCGCCAATCTCAATGTTGTCCTTAAAACGACTATTGGGATCAACTAGCAGTTGGAACTTCGGTTGCTCCTCTATTCGTACAGGTTCCCATCCTTCTCTGAGTTTGGCAGAGAGATTGCGGGGGTCCGCAGTACCTAAAGTAGAAGTTCTGATCCAGCGGTAAGCAAATCCTGCTTGCTTGTCTGGTTCTGGCAACAATTCAGGCGGTTTCCACTGCTGGGGACGCATGTCTTGTTGACGGGTTTCTACTTCACGAGGTTTTCTGTTTTCAGCCATTTTGGGACTCCAGTTTAGTAAGTTCACGAGCGTATTGCTCTGGTGTTAGATTAAATTTCTTAGCCAGTTGTACTTGCGTTGGCGTAAGTTTGACTCTTTTTGGAGAGGTAGACCTAGTCGCTGGCGCAACTACCGTGCTCGGTTTACTAGTTTTCACAGAGGTTTTGGCCTCCGTCTCCGAAGAGTATTTGGTCTCTTCTGCGACCCCAAATTTCTCTGGGAATCTTTGACGCATTTCTGTGTCAATGACCTTGAAATAGTGGTCAGATCCTATCGGAACTCCTTCTCTTTCCAAGCGTCTATGAACACCCATCGCTAGGTAGCTCATGTCTTCATCAACCCCGTACCACTGGTTTTTGTCCAGCCAAGATTGGGTTTTTGAGTCCAATCTTTGAGGTTGTTGTTGTATTTGTACAGGAGTTTCTTCATTTTGTAAAGTGTCTTCTGCAAATTCTGGTTTGTACTGCTCCACCTGTTGGGATTCGAGCTGTACTTTGGTGAGTTTTTCTTGAGCTTCTACAAGACGATCTGAATCGCCAGAGTCATATGCGTTCTTGTATTCTGACTTAGCCTTTTCTAATTCATGGGCTATGTTTTCCTTGTACTTGGTGTGCAAGGTTTGCTCGCCAGCGCTTAATTTGGTCTTTAGTTTTTGATTTTCCGCAAGCAATTGCTGTGCTACACGGGCAGCCTCTTTTGCTTCTTTAGTCGAGTCTTCCCTTGCTCTGCGTTCATCGTTCCAAACCTTCTTAAGCTGTAAGAGTTTTTCCTTAGCTTTGCCAGTAAAGGCTTCTAGGTCATCGGTATCAAGTTCTTCAACGATATCTTTAGGCATTGGTGTTGCATTAACACGGTCTTCCTCTGGGGTATCGTCTTCGATGACTATTTCAAGCTCTTCTTCTTCCTTCTTTTCATCAGGAAACTTAAATTCTTCCAATTCTAATTCAGGCATGATTTTCTCCTTAAGGTCTGGTTATGCCACGAGGATCTTCGACTATTCCTTCTACAGAATCGTCATTGATGATCCTAAATTCACGTCCGTGGATCTTTAATCGTGTGCCAGAGTTTGGTCTGGCTAGGATAAAGTCACCAACTTTGCACCATGGCCCAGTAGGGAAACGGCTTGCGTCCTTGTAACAATCAGGACCCATTTTGACAACAAAAAACACCGTTGATAGGACTTCTTCGTGACGCAGTGTGGTATCCGATTTGAGGATGCCGCTTTCGTAAGTCTCATCAACATCTGGAATAGCGCACAAAATGCGATATCCAGAGGGTTCGGGTAGTTGTTTTGCTTTTTCCTCTGCTGTTTGAGGCAGAGTTGTTACTGCGGATACGTCATCGGGATTTGAGCCGATTAGTATTTCAGTCATTAGATTTCTCCATTCGTTGTTTGAGGTCTGTTATTCCTAAACAAGCGGACTCAAGACCTCGTATTTGTCCACAAGCGTACTTATACTCCTCGTAATTTGCACAATTTCCCGCAGAAATAGCGTTTTGGAGCATATTTATGCGGTCACGGTACTCATTTAAGAGGTAATCCAAGTTTTTATCCACTATCTTTTCCCTGTTTGAGGTTTAGTTAGTTGTTGCATCTTGGAAAGTTCTTGCATTCTCTTGATTTCGACTTCCATAGCGTCTTTTTCTGTTTTTGCCAGAAGCTGAGCGCCAGCAATACGTTCTTGAGAGGCAATTCTTTCTCTTTCTACTTCCAAGCGAGCAGCTGCTTCTGCTGCATCGGCTTGGTCTTTCAATGCTTTGCGTTGTTCCTCGGCCTGTTTGAGTTCGAGTTCCTTCGCTTGCATTTGAATTACTGGGTCTTGGGCTGCCTGTTGCGCTTGTTGGGCAGCGATTTCGGTCTGATTTCGCTGTAACAAGGCATTGGAAGCATCGACCGCCATTTGTGAGATCTGAACTTCCAAATCTCGTGGGATTGCTTCGTCCTCTTCGCCTGTTGGCAGAGGCATTCCCATCATTTCTTGCATTTGTTTCTTATATTCAAAGGCTAAATGCTGTTGAATATGTGCCATTGCAGCCGAGGCAATTGCTTGAGCCTGTGGGTTTTGACCCATTAATGCGGCAATCTTGGGGTCTTTCATGGCATTCATATGAATCGTAATGTGTGCCTGATGGTCCTGATACATAAACGCCTTCACAGGCTTCATGTTTAGGATGTTCATGTTCTCTGTAATCGGGTCTTCTGGCATCTGGTCGTCTTCAATCTTGACCAGCTTCTTAGCGTTCTTAATCCCCAAGACTTCTAACATCTGGCGGTGCAGCTGTCCTAAGTCATAGAGCTGTGGAGCCTGTTGAGCTAATTGCAATACGGCTTGATACTGAACAACCTTCTGACTCATGGTCGCTGCATTTGGATCGGATACTGGGATTACATCGCAGTTATCGTAGTCCGACTGCTTAGCAAAGCGGTTGCCAATATCAGGTTGGTAGCTGTATTCGTCAGGCGTGTAGTCACGGATGATGTCTTTTAGGAGTTTGAGCTCTTGTTTCATTGAGTAATGAACACGGGCTTGGACTGCCGACATGACTTTAAGAGTGCGCTCTAGGATCGCCAGAGTAGTGCCTACTGGAGTATTGGCTGACATATCGGCAATCTTCATATCGGATGCCGAGGCAAAGCGTCTTCCTTCTTCTACGATAGTACCTAGTAAGGTATATAAAACTTGGCTGGGTTCTTTGTATGGAAGTGGGAGGATGTTATCTTTTAGCGCCCCAGAAGGAACGTCCACGTCCCTAAACTCTCCTGGGGAGATCGGGGTGTCGTCACCTTTGACTCGCATGCCACGGGTCTTAAAGCCACCTGGCAAGTTCGAGAGGGTTCCAGCATCCACGAGCTGCCGAATAAGACTAGTACCAGACTTAGCAAAAGCACCGACAAGGTGAATAAGCCCAAAACAATAAAAGCCAAAGCCTGGAACATAGCCATAATGGACGAAATGTTGACGTTTTTGCTTAGTTTCATCTTCGGGTCTCCAATTTCTACGGATCGCTAATACCTGTTGCGTTCCCTTTTCAATGGTCACAATATAAGGTAAGGCGATTCCTGTGGGTTTGCCGTCTTTATCTTTGTCTTCAAACCCTTCAATATCTAAGTTAACTTGGATTTCAAGGATCTTATAGCGGTCATCTGAGGTAGCCTGAAAGCCCATTTTCTGGGCAATCTTTTTTTCTACCTCATCAAAGGCGGTGCTAGGAGTGCCTAGGTCTACGTCTTTATAAAATCCTGCTACCTGAAGTTTACGTAATTCATTCTCGGTCTTACGCATGACGTGGGTGACACGCTCTGCGGTCTGTAGATCAGATGCGCCATAGGGAACGATCAAGTCTTCTGCGGGAACAAATAAGGACACTTGCCGATCTAAGGATGGATCAAAGTAGACTTTCTTAAAGGCATTACCTGAGAGTCCTAGTCCCCAGCACATTCTCTCGTGCTCTGGGCGGTATTCAGGCATTTCTTCGGTGATCTGGTAGTTCATGTCCTTTTGAACACGATCAGCAGCTGCCATTTTCTCAGCAGTTTCTTTACCGATAATCACAGTCTTTACGGGTCCAGCTGGAGGCAAGGTCTCCATTACGGTTTCGGCTTGGAACTTAACAAGGGCTTCGGAGAGAAGGGGGTGATAGACACCACAGGCGCCTTCCCAAGGTTCGGTGCGTTCCTCGATCTTCATTCCCAAAAGCTCGATGCCGTCTGTATAGGTCTGCATCCATTCCTTACGGGCGCCAATATCGGAGTCAACATCTCCTAATAAGTCGCCAGCGATTTCATTTAATTCACCGTCACTAAGGTATTCGGCAAGGTTAGCGTCAAAGTCGTCTGCGCTTTCCTCTTTTGGTTCGATCTCAATCTCTAAGCCATCGATACCAATCTTGACGGATTCTGGATCTTCGATTTCGATTTCAATTGGTTCTTGCACAGCTGCTTCAAGACCTTTAGGTAATTCATAGAGTGATTTTTCAATAGACATATCGTTCCTTAGTAATAACTGACTGCTCGCTTAGACTTGAAGTACTTAATCTCGTCTTCCTCGTCTGTTTGTAATCGGATAAAACCGCCTTTTCTAAATCGTATCAACGCTTGTGTTGCGGAGTCTACCAAGTCGTCATGGTCTGAATTGGGAAATGCTGCCATTTCTTCTATCACTTCCTCAGCCCAGCGCTTTCTTGGCGCCCATACTTTTCCTGATGCAAAGATGTCTGCTACAGAGTTTACACGGGTGATCTTGTCATTACCACGGGTTGGCGTAAATTCTTGTACAGGGATACCCATTCTTCGTAGCTCAAAAACTAACGGAGCACCCGAAGCCTTAGCCTCTACTATAAACGCATCTGGCTCCCATTCCTTATACATTTCCATGGCTCGGATCTTTAATTCGGGGAACTCTAACCGTTCTTTTAGGGCGTCTAAGAGAATGATATGCACGTCACTGGGGTCTTCGTCTTTACGAAAGACACCCCAAGTCGTGCATGCGGAATAGTCTGAGCGTTCATTTTTCGTAAAGGCGGTATCCCAAGACTGAATAATAAAGTCACAAATCGGAGGATTATCCTTTTCCCAGACTTGCCACCATTCTCGTTTAACTAGGGCGCCTTCCTCAGCTGACGGATCTTGTTGGTACTGGGCTGACCATTTGGAGATCGGGAGTTCGTTTCTTAGTTTTTCTAATTCGTCTAACGACCAGAACTCAGGCCATAACGGTTTTCCCGTGGGCATGATCGCTGGGAGATTAATGACTTCCCATTCATCTCCGTCACGCTCGATCATGGACTGGAGGACTCTGCCAGTCAAATCTCGTTTACCCCAGCGGGTCATCACGATCACGATTGAGCCTCCAGGTTGGAGACGCTGACGTGGACCAGAGGTAAACCATTCATGGACTTTGTCGTAGACACTTGGATCGGAGGCGGCTAAAGCTGCCTCTTGTTCCGAGTGGGGGTCATCAATAATGAGCAAATCTGCTCCTTTACCAGTAACGGTACCGCCCACACCAATAGCAAAATAATCACCGTTGGCGTTAGTAGCCCAACGACCAGCAGCCTTGGAATCAGTTCGCAAAGCGACATTTGGGAATATCTTGGCATAGGCTTCTCCATCGACTAAGTTTCTAACTTTACGTCCAAAGCCTACCGCTAGTTCGGCAGTATTGGAACACTGAATAACTTTCTTATGCGGATATCTGCCTAGAAACCATGCAGGGAGAAGATATGACGCAAACTCAGATTTAGTATGACGAGGAGGCATATTAATAATAAGGCGTCTAACTTTACCATCGGCAATCTCCTCAAATTTTTTAGCCATCAAAGCGTGGTGTCTACCCAATATAAACCCAGGCCACATCTGTTTAACAAACGCCATAAACGACTTTTCAGCCGTTTTCCGAATGACCGAGTTCTTATAATCCTCAGCCATGGCAAACAGGTTCTCCCGATCACCTTCTGGAAGGCTCTCTAAAAACCGTTGTAATTGATCACTCAATGTGTCTTACCTTTATGTATGAAGGACGAATACTCCTCATTTTTCCTTTAATCCCTTTACAGATCCCAAGCTCGACTAAGCGCCACATCTTCCTACTCACATTACCCCGCCCCTTTTCGCCAGTGATATACATCACATCCTCAATACTCGGAGCAAATCCATACTTCTTCCAAAACTCGTCTATGACCAAGAAGATCTCTTTTTGTGCGGGAGTCAATTCTCTCTCCTTTTTTCTACCCATGTTTGACACGTTCAATGACATCTTGAGCCCGTGCCATTGCTTCCTCTTCCAATATTCTTTCTTTCAAATAACTCATCATCCGTAACAACCGACCCTTGTCTTTATGTAATAACTCTTCCAAATAATCCAAGACGAGCTGTTCTTTTTGTACTGCCGTAATTTTTGGTGCGTTCATGGTTGTGAGTCCTTACTTAACATTACTGCCTGATATTTATTAATCATATCCAATAATTTCTTTTGGTCTTTGACACTTAACCTCTTTAGCCGATCTTCTAATACATCTGGGTCTAGCGTTAGGATGGGACCCAAATCACTGACGGGGGGTGTTTCACGTGGAACAATTTTTTTATCGTCTGACATATTTATGAGGGGGTGGGGGGTCTTGTATAAGAGTTAGGGTTTACCCTGTGTCACTATAACAGCTGTTATAGTGAGGCAGGGTTTTCCCTAGGTTCAGTGGATTTAGGAGGGGATTCATTGTGTGGAATACTATGCAAGTCTGGCTCACGAGCCAATGCCAAAATTTGGCTGTCGGGGGTCTGTGGGTCTTCGAGATCTGCCTTTTGCGAAGGGTCTGCCACCTCTTTTAAGGATGTCTCTGCATCCACATCATCTAGTTCTGCATCATTTCCCGCCACATCATCATCTTGATTGTTAGTTCCCACGAGTTCTGCCAGTAGATCGTCTGCGGATCGTGCCTCAATGTCGATTGCCTGACTGTTCTCGATTGCCAGTCTGATACTCGCCATGAGTTTCTCCCGCATCTCACTGGGATCACTGACCTTAATTACCTCTCGTCTCTCGGTAAAGAGTGCGACCTCGGTTATCTTCCCCAATAGTTCCAGTGCCTTGAGTTGCTGAGCAGGCGGGCAAGCAGGATCGAGAGCCTTTTCAGTGATCCGATGGATTGCCAATGCCCTTAAATGAGCAGGAGTTTGATATTTCTGTGCCTCAAGTGCCACCTTAAACGCATCTATTTGGGTTTGGATAGCCTTGTTTTTTGCGAGAGCCTGCCCATTCTTGCTCTGTGTGCTTGGCTTTCCCTTACTGTTATGCGACTTCCGATAAGCCCCTGCCTTGCTTTCTCCCAGTGCTACCTGCTTGGCAAATTCGATTTGTTTGTGGGTTAATCGCTTTTCTTTGGCAGTGCTAACCCCCAGTAAAAGAGTATCCACTGGCATAGCCTGTAAGCCTTGCTCTATCTCTTTCCTTGTTAGCCTTTTCATAGGTATCTCTTGAGAATCGTCATAGCCTGATTCTAGGGCAATCAGGATGATTCTGCTACTACTATCTTCTATCTCTCCTATATCTCTCTCTAGTGTCTTTGCTACTGGACTGTTGTGCTTCGCACCTTTGCCCGCTTTTAGGTCTATTTGCCCAGACTCCATGCCCCGCAAACCCTTATCCAGTAAGCCCTAAAAATATTTTCAAAAAGGTATTGACATGGTATTGCTACTTTGTAAAACTGTCGGTAGGTGCTTAAACACCGATTCGACTACTAGGAGAAAATAATGACTGAGCAAGACAAGATTCAAGCAATCAAAGCATACGCTGAAGCCTTATACAACATGGGTTGGGATGTCGTAGTAGAAGCCTATGATGATAGCCAATTACTGGAAGAATTAGCCCTAAACGATATGGATGTCGTTAAGACAATCCAATCCCTGCAAGCCATGGTTGATGTTCGTGCCGATATGATGGCTGAGCATCAAGCAGAAGCGAGAGCCAGTTATTGAGTAATACCTCTAAGCCCATTACCCAATGGGTTTAGGGATTGTTATTCAACAATCATTCGACTAACTGCTAGGAGATTTAATATGTTTGAATTGGTTAATAAAATTGAAGCCAAGAAATGCTTCTCGCATTACCTGTTCCACAATGAGGACAACAACACTGTTGCCCTTGCTGACCATAGCATCGCTAACCTGAATGATCCATCTTCCACAGAGGATGGTCTGCTTGTTTGGACTGGCGAGATTGGCAGATTGATTAGCACTACTGACCGCCACACCTCGCTTCTACTGGATGTTAGGTCTGATGATGATAATCTTTACACCATGATTGTTAGCATCCTGACTGCTTGCCGTATCGAGCAATTAACTGGGTTGCAGGTGATCCCTTTGAATGTTGAGATTGCTGACTACAAAGCCGTTGATTATGCGGGGCATCAACGGGAATATAACCCTGACAATTACAGAGGAATCTAATCATGCTTACATTAAGTTCTATATCTGTCGTAGTTCCAAAGGGTGCTTACATCCTTGGCGATCCCTGCTATGTAGTGCCTGATAAGGATTGGGGCGATCTGCTTGCATCATGCAATTACTTCAATGCCCCTGTTGGCAAAGTTGGGGACTTTGAAGTTCTTGCTTTTGGCACTAAATGGGGTGATGGTTGCTATCCCGATAACAAAGGCAATACTTACCCAGTTGATGCGGGTTTGATTGGTCTTGTGCCTGTTGCTTACGCTACTGATGATCGCAAGGATTCAACGCTTGTAGTGTTTGAGACTGCCACCTTATGCACCAATGATGATGGGGTTCTGAAGTTTGGTGATTACATTGTCGATACTGTGCTTGGTGCAGAGGATGAAGAAGATGAATTATGAAATAGAAAAAACACCTGATTTTACTTTTAAGGTTGTCAGACTTGACGAATATGATGCCAGTCCTGTGTCAAGCAAGCCTGATATCCATGTTAGGAAATACTGGCTTGCTACATTTGCTTTTCATCACCACGCAGTTGCTTTTGTTAAATCGTTAAAACCTACCTCAATTAAGGGAGAGAATTAAATGGAATCGACTACCAAATTAGATTTATCCCAGTTTTATGGGACTGAGAATTACTATCGCACCAATCCTATTTTTGCTAAGGACATGGTTCACACTGACGGAGTTAAATACTTTGCTGACAATGCGGGAAATGGTGCTTACTGGTTCTTGGACATTATCGCCACTGAAGCATTTCCACTGCTCAAGAAAGAGCCATTTTTGGCTATCAAATTGGCAGTTGCCAATGGCAGTGCCGATATCAGTATTGAAGATGGTGATTACAGGACTTTCAAACAAAAGCATATTGAGCATACTGACTGCCCTGATGGGGAGTATCAGTTCTTCCTGACCGACAATGTTCTTATGCTTAGTTCGGAGTATTGATTATGACTCACTACTTTATCGGCAAAGAGACCTTTAACTGCCCTTTGATTATGGAAGGCAGTTGGGGCGAGAAGGATATCGGGACTCACGAATCCACCATGGAGTTGTATTTTAGGGATGATGCTACTGGGTTCATTGAGTGGGATATCGAGGATGTGGGTTTTGAATACATTGGTCTGTGGTTCACCATTGACCAGTTTGGAGTCCGCACCTTGGATGAATATGACGGAGTGATGTGCCTGTCTGACAAGGCAATAGCCCTGTTGCGTAAGTTTGATGTGATCGTGCCAAAGGAGTTTGAATAATGAGAATCGTTGAATGCCAAGATACTGGTCGAATTCTGTGGCGGGAATGGAAGTGCCAGTGCAATAAAAAGGTCTGCTCGGATGGTTCAGGCGAGGATGTTGCTTGTGATTGTGGGCAGTTGTTCAATGCTTTCGGGCAAAGGTTAGTTGATCCTTGCCTGTGGGAAGAAAACGAGGATTACTAGGCAAACTGAAGAGACTTGAATAGTCGAAACCCCCCTAATTACCTTACTGAGTATATGACGCAATATGCCTGTATGAGTAAACGAAGCAGTCGGGGGGTCTTTGTCAAACTGCTAGGAGATGGATATGCCGACAATGAAGATTAAAGCCTATGACGCAGTCATTAGTTGCGACTGGTTAGGTGATGGTGCAAATGTATTACTGGGAGTTGCAGAAGATGGTCATCCTGAAGATGCGTATTTTGATAGTTGGGCAGATGAAAAGATTTACTTCTTTTTGACTGGGCAGGAAATGGAATCGTTGAAAGCGGGAGATGTTCTTAATGATGGTGAGGACTTCACCATTGTTGAGATTGATAAGGACAATCTCACTATTTTTGAAGTTGATTACGAATTAGAGGGGGTGCAGTAATGTGGGACTGGATTGTGCCAATAGCAGTAGCCTACACTGCGTATGTGGTGTGGTCTGCAATCGTTACTTTTAACTAGGAGAGTGTGATGAAAGAAATTAAGGATTACGACAAGTATTGGAATGATGAAGCCAAAAAACTGTTGTTGCATAAACGCATTGTCAATGTTCGATACATGACCAAGGAAGAAATGGGGGAGATGGGTTGGTATGAAAGGTCAATCGCTTTTCAAACCCATGATGGTCTGTGGTTCTTCCCCAGTCGGGATGATGAGGGGAATGGTGGTGGTGCATTGTTTACCAGTGATGATAAGCAATCCTGTTTGCCAGTGATGCCCTGAGTGATACTTCTATGCCTTTGTGTGAGGGCATAGGGATTGTCATTCGGCAATCATAACTTTAACTGCTAGGAGAATGTTATGGGTTTAGATATGTATTTAACTGCCAAGAGATATCTTTCGTCTCACCGAGACGAGGACAAGGAAATATCTCAAAAGGTCAATCAAATGATTGGGGTTGATGGTAATCCTGAGAAACGATTTGGGGGATCGAGCCTTGTGGTCAAGGAAGTATCCATTGATGCCATGTATTGGAGAAAGGCTAACGCTATCCATGGGTGGTTCGTGGAAAACTGTCAGGGTGGGGTGGATGAGTGTCAGCAATCCTATGTGCCAAGGGAAAAACTGGTGGAGTTGCGGGACTTGTGCCAGTCAATCCTGAATGATCCTGATGGCATAAGGGATGATGATTTAGATCCAGTAGAGGGATTCTTTTTTGGTTCATACGAAAAGGATGAATGGTATTGGCAAGACCTAAAGAATACTGTCGAGGGCATTACCAGTGCGTTGGAATCACTGCCCGAAGATCAGTATGAGTTTTACTATCAAGCCAGTTGGTAAGGGGGCTATATGGATTTTGATGAATGGTATGACAAATACAAACCGATTCAAAATCACCTCGCAAGAGGTGAGAATCGGGAATGCACAAGGGATTACTTTGAGACATACGACATTGAACTGGGTTATGTCTTGGGTATTGCAGATACTCAGCCAAAGCGGGTATGGACTTATGTGGATGGGGATGGCGGGACTTATGTGGTGGATGGTTATCACTTGGTCAATCGTATCTACTATTACATTACCGAAGTGCCTTATGAGGGTGATGGGTTAGAGGTATGCGTTAGCACTGATGAGGAGTGTGAAGATGAGTTATGACTCAGATTACGAAAAGGCTTACATGGTTGAGTTTGCATCAGGCAGAACAATCCATGTAGGACATTGGACAGTTCAGGATGTCATTGAATACTGTGCTGATGAGCATGAGGGTGAGGTTATCAAATCAATCTACGAAGAAGTTTATGCAGGGGAGTGTGAAGATGCCTAAATACTTTGAAGTAGAAGATGATGTGCAGAACATTTGCTTGGACTGCCATCACATTGGGTTTACCCATGCCGAGCATGAGATTGAAGGGCAGGAAGAAGCCGAGGTAGTTTGCCCAAAATGTTATAGCACCTATTACTTTGTTATTTCTGAAGAGGAGAAAGCAAATGCCTAAAAAATCACTTGAAGAAATTGAATTGGAAATGAATAGTATGTTTTTCGATTTAACGAAAAGATGCAAGATCGAATATTACGAATGGCGATTAGAAGACAAGATGCACTATGGTCGGCTGATGGCTATGAAGCAAAGAAGACTGGCTGAACAACAACATAAGGAGAATCAAAATGCCTAATTGGTGCGATAACACTGTATATATAACCCATGATGATCCCAAGAAGATTCAGGTTCTTGTGGATGCGTGGAAAGCAAACAAATTCTTTGGAACTATCCATCCTGAGCCTGATTACACCAAGGTAAAGGTCAAGCCGACATTCCCCAGTATCAAGGGTAATGACGATCCAGTTAATCCTGAATCAGCATGGTGGGATTGGCGGGTTCAGAACTGGGGAACAAAGTGGGAGATTACTACGGATGAAGCCTACATTGATATTCAGGAAAATGAGATCAGAGCATCATTCGCCACTGCGTGGTCTCCGCCTACTGGAATCTTTGACAAACTGGTAGATCAAGGTTATGGGGTGAATGCTCTTTACTATGAGGGCGGTTGTTGCTTTTGCGGTCAATATGTGGATGGTTCAGATGAGACCTATGACATTAGCGGTAATTGGTTGGATGTCAAAAACAATATCCCCGATAACATTGACCTTGAGTTTGGCATCACCGAGAGCATGAAAGAATGGGCTATGCAAGAACTTGCTGATGAGATCGAGGAACTGGAAGAAACCTTGAAAGAAAAGGATGATGCTGAACTTTCTGCCCAGTTGATCGCCAAGAAGAAAGAACTTGAGGAGATGGAAGATGCCTAAATATACAGTTGTGTTTGTATCGTATGGGTATGTAGAAGTTGATGCTAAAGATCAAGATAGTGCGATTAGTAAAGCATACGAGCAATCTACATGGGATCATTTTGAGACACCTGAGTATGTCAGAGTTGAGGAGATGCAAGATGCTTAACCAACAAGAGGTAGAACAAGCGGGATATACAGTTTTACCCAAGGGTGGGTGGATGTATGTTGATCCTGAGATAGTGCCAAGGGATTGGGATGATCTTGCCAAGAGTTTTGGGTTTGATCCTGACTGTAAAGGTGTTTATTTGTGTGTATGTGGAATAAAGGAAGAATCATGCGTAGATATGGAATGAGTGTCAAATTTATTGGGACTACCTATGTTGAGGTGGATGTGCCAAATGGGGAAGATCCTGAAGAATATGGGATGGATGTGGCTAATCCCAAGGATGTAGATAACTGGGAAATTGTTGAGGTTTACGGATTAGATGAGGTAGATCCGAATGCCTAAAAGTATCTTAGAACTTATAAAAGAACACTTAATTACATGGCCTCAGTCGGTGGATTCCCAGTTGTGGAATGACCGAGTTGATACCCTAATTAAGCGGGTTGAGGAGTTAGAGGAAAAGAAAGATCCAAAACCTAATTAGATTTACCTAGCAGTAAATAGATACCCCCAGTGCCGTAAGACTGGGGGTTTTTCTATATTATCTGCCTATCAACACCTTTTTGAGGGATTGGGACATCCTAAATAGACCATGAGCAACATAGTCATCATTGAAATCATGCCCGATTGTGTCGCTGATCCAATAAGGTTTGCCTGTCTCTTTGGCGATTCTTTCTCCGACACCACTGGGGTCATTGTCAGCCACGACTATCCCATTGGGGATAAGCCTTGCTACTTCCTTGAGGTTGCCTGCACTAAAGCAAACATGGATTGTGTATCGCATTTTATTGGCTCTCATTACCGCCTGAATAGACAAGCCCGTAGCCAAACCCTCGCAGAAGATCGGGACACCTTTTGCATCAAAGGTGAAAGTTGCCCCCTTCGTCTGCTGACCATAGAGAAACTTCTTATCCCCCTCGTCATTGATGAGTTGGCATCCTACTATTTTTCCATCTTTCCGCATCGCCACTACTAATTTGCCGTCATGCACGGGCATTTTCTCGTCTGGAAAACCTTTTTTTAACAGATATGGATGGTGCATAACTTCAGTCTGGTGCATGATCCAGCCTGCTTTTGCACAAGCACGATCAGCCAAAGCCTTGCGTTTTTGGTCTTCTTGGTCTCGCAGTTTTAGAAACTGTGGGGTTGTCGCATAATTTCCATTATTGCGCCACATACTTGGCTTATCCATGGTTGCCCAGTTTTGCACCCAGCCAACATCACCCATGAATTTATAGCGCCCATTACGCTTATGTGGATGGTCATCTGTTGGGGTTGCTACCCATTTAAAAGGAACAACACTGTTGATAATCAGCCCATGGGATCGGGCAAAGTCTTCAAACCTCATTACTTGTATTCCTTTAAGTTGCTTTTCTTAGGCCATGGCAGAGTGCCATTAAATAGTTTTCTCATATGACTATTTGTGCCACATATGTATAGATTTTCAGGTCTGTTATCGTCAGGCAAATTGTTAAGGTGAATTACCTTTTCGTATTGCTCTAGCAATCTTCCAATCTGTCGCATGGCTACCATTCTGTGTTCTGCAACATACTTCCCTACCCTGTCAGGTCGTTCTAATGCCACAAACTTATGCCCTGTGGTTTCAGCGACATATTTCCCACCTTTCCACATATGAGAAGTTGACCCTCTGTAATGCTCGCTACTGCATTTTATGGAACAGCAAGTGTTTGAATGGCTTGGATTGGTATAAAAAAGTTTTCCACAATTTAAGCATGACACTTCTTCACCAGTCTTTTGGCTTTCTGTGTAGCACTTTTTAGAACAATATTTACTTGCCCTTTCTTCTGTATGTGATGATTTATGTGGCTTAAATAAAACACCACACTGAGGGCAGTCTCTTTCAGATAGGTCTGGTGCGTTAGCACAAAAACATTCACGGCTACAAAAACGCCTGTCAGCACCATGATCTTTGGTATCTCTAAAAACTTTCTTGCATACCTCGCACTTAAAATCAAATCTTGGTGCGGTAGTTTGCGCTATATCTGCACAGGTTTTGCTACAAAAGGATCGTTTAACCTTTTTAACAAGGCTTGGCGGTCTTGTAAATTCTGTTTCACAAACTTCACATTTCAAATGTATTCGTGCTGGATAGTTTCTTCTCATGCCCTATCTCTCCTTTTTGCCCATTGAATGTCTTTACTCCTGATCCACTTTTGGGTATTGATGGATGGGGGAATGGTGGTATCCGCTAATCCTTTAGGCCATACCCCAAACTTCTCCCGATACTTATGACTTGCCCAGTTGGGGTTGTAACTTCTTTGCTGTGCGATATACAAAAGTTCAGAGTAAAAGATCTGCTTATCATCTTTTCTTGCTTTTACGCCCGCTACCAGTTCGATTAACTCACCTGCCACAGCATCAACATGGTTGCGTCTCTTACGGACATGACCACAGGCAGGGCAGGTATCGCTGTTTTTGGGCCATAAATACCCACAGGATGGGCATTTGGACTCATTTTTGATCTTCTCAGTGGGTTCTTTCTTGGCTTTTTCCTGTTTGCCACGCAAAGAACGCACCCCATCTTCGTATATTTCATCCCAATCCTCTCGAAAACGAATGTAGTTGCCCGAATGATCAAGCCACAGGGCAAACTCCTTGCCTTCGTGGGTTCGCATTACACGCCCCATCTGTTGGATGTGGGATGACAGGGATTTGGAAAAGGGTCGGGCAGAAACTCCGATCATTACATCCGAGACATCAAAGCCACGGGTCAGGATGTCGGTGGCGATCAGCCCGTTGATCTGGGTATCGGGCTTGGCAAAATCCTCAATCGCTGCCTTTTTAAAATCGTCATTATCCTTGTAGGATATTGAGACAAAGTTGTATCCCTTGATAGCAAACTGCTCTACAAGGTCTGCGCCATGGGCTACACCTGAACAAAAAACGATGGTCTTCATGGGTTTGCCATAGATTTCATGGGTCTTTTTGATCCATTCATCCACAATATCGCCAGTAATACGCATCCCTCGTTCTGTTACTTGATCTGCCGACCACTCACCAGCGACCTTCTTTACCCCAGTCATGTCTATCTCTTTGGCGATATAGACTTTCAAGGGGGTCAGCCACTTCTTATTGACTAGATCTTCGGTGGTTGCGCCACACACCACATTGGTATAGAGATCCCCCAATCCTTTGGTAAATGGGGTTGCGGTGAGCCCTATGACTTTGATGTTGGGATTGTTCAGGATAAAGTCAGATGTCTGCTTCCTAGCGATATGGCACTCGTCCACGATCATCAAATCGACCTCTGGGAAGTCAGATCTGCGTTCTAGGGTTTGGGCAGAACATACCTGAATGCGGTTGTGGCGGTCAAACATCCAATGGTCAGCTTGGAATACACCATGCTTGATGCCATACTTGGTCAGGCGCATACTGGTTTGATCGACCAGCACCACCCGATCTAGGACCATGGATGTTCGTTTGTAGTTATCAGATGTGGCTTTCATAAGGTAGATGGCTACCTCAGTCTTTCCAAATCCTGTTGGTGCATAAAGCAATTGCGATCTATGACCACGTTTAAATCCATCTCGTAGAGCATCGACCACGTTGAGTTGATGCTCACGCAATTCTAAAGACTGCATAAATACTCCTAACTGTTAGGATTCCCCCCTAACTTGGGCTTGGGCAGTTATTTGCCCAGTTCTTTTTTAAGTGCTTCTTCTAACTGTGTTGCCAACGCAGAAAGGAATCGGGCTTCTTCCAAAGCCTCTTTTATCTTCCTTTCATTGGCTAGTTCGTATGCGGTGCGGATCGTATGCTTGATCGCTGTGCATACATCGGAGTAGTCGGTCATGCAGTCTCCTTTTCAAATTTCTTTAGCCTGCTGGTTAATGATTTAACAGTCTTCATTAACTCGGAGTTGCGGTTCTGATACATATCTCTGCCTTCACGCAATGATTTGTTCTCAATTTCCAATACTCGGATCTGCTCACGCAAGTCTTTGATGGTCTGCTCAGCATCGATCTTCTCAATTTCTGAGGCATCCCACTGTCCGATGGCAATCTTATCCCGCAGTAGGGTGTTTTCGTCTGCCAGTGAGTTCACTGTATCGGTTAATTCGTTTACCTTTTGCTCTAGTTCTGCGGTTGGGCTTTCGGTGGTGACATCAGGTTTAGTAGTTGGAGCTTTGGTTGTAGCCTTTTTCTTCTTTTTATCGGTCTTCATGGTGGTTGTGTTGCCATGCTTATCGACATAAGTAACAGAAGTTTGGGCTGGGGTTTTAGCTTCTTCTTGCATTGCTACCCGCACACGCCCAACAGTCATGCTGGAAATACCTAGTTCCTTAGCAATATGGTTGTTTGACCATTTGCTATATACCTCATCGACAAGCATGATGCGGAGAATGGCACGGATATCTTCGGCTTTAAGGCGGTTGCCATGCTTGTTGTTGGCTTTCCATGCGTAAAACTGGGCTTCACGCAGTGTGCCAGTATGGACAATCGCTTCGATACTGGTTAAACCATTAGCTTTATAACCAAAGTAGCGATGGAATCCATCGACTAGCCAGTATTCTGAGCCATCATGGAATACTTCTACTGGTGGGAAAACGACTCCCTCACGCATGACCTCGGCATATTCTTTGACTAGGTCTTGATCCAGTTGGACACGGGGCTGAGTGCCCCCATCAGTGCGGATGTTGAGTATATTTAGTTTCTTCATGCTTGTTTCCGATCAAGGGTTATTTTTAATTGTTCGGCAAAGACTCTTTTGAGATTACTGAAACTGCCGTTGCCAAAGTTTGGGATTTTACGCAATTGGTTTTTTTGGAACAATGCCACAACATCACCAACATTTTGGCATCCTTCTGCTATCAAACAGTTGTAGGTTCGGACTTTTAGTGGCAGATCATCAAGCGAGATCGCATAAGTCTTCTCGTTGTCCTTGTCATCCTTAAAACGCAAGCGGGCATAGGCACGTTCCAGTTGTTGCTTGGCTAAATCCAGTTGTCCTCGCAATTGATTTAACTCTCTGACTTTTGCATCTTCTTCTAAACGCTGATTGACAAAGGCAGAAAAGTTTGCCATGTCCGCAATACTATTGAACTCTACAGTCATTTTCATAACACTCTCCTTAAAATGGGGCTTCTTCAAACACAAAGGCTGGTTTATGGTCCTTCACTCGCTTGTACGACCAGCCCTTACGCACAGCGATTAAACTCTTGGCTTCTTCTAAGCGCCCGACTATTCGCATCAGGTCGCCTGTCTCATCTCTTATCTCATATTTGGTCATAGTTAAGTAAGTAATACAGTCAAGTAAGAAGAGTTGCTTTTTGGTGGACGCACCTAGCCTCTCCTAGGTGTGCCTTCAACAGTTGCTTTTCGGAGCCACTGCACCCGCCAGACGTTCGATCTAGGACTCTGGCTTCGCCATCCTTTCCCCTGTTTCAGATCTAATCCCACAGTAGGGGGTCTTCCCATATAGCTGTTGTTATGTCCGACCTATATGGTGTAGCTGTGGAGAGTTACGAAGAGTGAAGAGGCAGTTATGCCTTTCACACGTTCTCGTAATTCTCCTAGCACGACTAGATTAAACCAACAGAAATAAATTTGCAACAATTTTTTTTCACAAAAGAAAAACCCCCAGGAGTGTGAGCCTGGGGGTTTTGAGGTGAGTGTGTTCACCGAGGGCTTGCTTTGCACAAAACCAATCTGCTAGGAGTGGAGAACGTGCGATACCAGTGTGGGCTGGTGCACTAAATATAGCACAAATCAAAAAAAAGTGTCAATATTTAGTAGTTGTATGCTTGGGTCTAAGGAGCTTTTCGTGTAGTCTATTGGGGCTCAACACCAACTACTTGGTATTCAAACCCCCCTAACATGGGGTTAGGGGTCAGCCTTATTGAAAGACACCAAGCATACGATTTTATTTTATATCAATTATTCCGTTCTCAAAGAGCCAGCCAATCGTCTTGCGGTGCGCCTCTTCCCAAAGCTCGGTACGTTCTTCTTTGCTCATCTGGTAGCCCTGATCCAGATTGGAATGACACCGAAAACATAATGCTGCGATGCGGTAATCGTGGGACTTGAGGGATCTCCCTTTTCCGTCACGGAGCTGGTTTGAATGTGCAGCGCAGACTGTCCCGTCTTGTTTGCCACAGTTCTGGCATGGGCTGGTTCTAACGGACTCTAGGAGCTTCTTATTGCGGTAGATGGTCATATAAGATCATCTGGGGCATAAACGTCATAGCGAGCTCTTAAAGCTCGTCTAATCTTATCTAAGGCAATCTTCTCCAAATGGGATACATAAGCACGAGATATGCCCATCTCCTTGGCTATCTCTTCATGGGTTAATTCTGCTTCAAACCCAGTTGTTTTATTAACATCTACCATCGTCTTCATCGCTGACCCTCACACTAGAGGATACATTGTATGCCCGATTCCACCCTGCTTGCCAGACGATCCAATAATTTTGCAGGATCTTTTGGGGATGAGGCCATGGCTCTATATTATTTATAGCCCATTGGTTAAACTCTTCTTCCATTCTGTTCATATTAATACGGGATCCCAGCTTGTCTTAATATGGCTTGGAGTCTTTGGCACTCAGCCTGAACAACATGCAGTTGCTCTCGGAGCATCTGTTCGGTATCTTCTTTGTCCTGTAAGGCTACCAGACCAGCAAATGGGATAGGTTCATAACTAGCGCCTGTGTCCACAATATGTGGGGGTGAGGCATTTTCACGATCTTCAGTGGTAAAAGTGGTCATTTCTCTTGTGCCTTTCTTAGTATCTCCACTGGTGAGTTAGTTTCTATCCATACTTTAGCACCACAAGGTAATGGTTTATCAGGCGAATACACTACCTTGCTTTCACCTTTAATTGCTACCTCGTGGGCATAAGTATTACTCTTGTACGTTTTTATAGTAAGCACAGGGTTGTCAGTCCCGTTTTTAGAATTAGCCTTAACTTCATGTTGATTTACATGAATTATAGTTTTCATTTCTCTTGTGCCTTTCTTGCTTGTTTAATCTCTTCTAACATCTTTTCCATCAGGTCTGCGCAATAGCCCATAAACGGGAACTTGGTTGTTCCATTAGCAACACTACGTGCCAGCCCAATAGTATTTTCAACTGTTCGTATGCTCACCTTTCTCATTTTTCTTGCCGTTCTGCCTGTGCCTTATTCATCGCTATGCTCGACTCCAGCCCCTTTTCTAGCTGGGCAATGTAGTCTGCTTGGTGGCGGAGCATCTTTGCACCTTCTATAACAGGAATGCCCCCTTTCATGTTCAAGGCAAGCAAGTCCTCTCCCCACATTTCAACTTGGTCTGCTAATTCGTATGCGTTCATTTCTCTTGTGCCTTTCTTAGTATTGCTCTAGCAAACTCAAGCATATCTTCACCATCATGGTTAAAGTCTTTGTAATAAATTTCTTCTATTTCCTCATCTGTTAGTGTCTTAAACGCTGGCTTATAAATTGTTGTGCCACATTGAAGGCAGATTGATTCATAGTTAGGAAATCTATCTTTTGCTTTGGATACTGGATGGTTATAGAGTGGAATAAAGTCAGGGCAGTAATTCTTCTGAACATAAAACTCTTTTCCGTTTGACATCCACGCTACTGGTTCATTGTTCATTTTTGAATCCTCTCCCACAACTCAGACAACGGCATCCCTTTGATCTCTCTCCAGCCAATGTGTATACAGGCATACATAATGAACAGGAAAAACGCAAAGACTACGGCAAAGATCAGCACCGCACAGGTAGCCACAAACAGGGCAAACATATTAAGAACAGTGACTATCATTTTGTACGCTTCCTTTTAATGGCTGGCAACCCAACAGTAACCTCTGGTTCAATCATAGCTTTTGCCAGAGATTTAGATCTGCTGGGTATTTCCTCTACAGAATAATTCCCATTCATTAAAAAGCCAATCATGGCAAATCCTGCATAGAGAGACTCTAGGTATTCTTTATCTTGATCGGTCATTTCTTAATCTCCAGCGATTCAATCCTGTCAGTCAAGATCGAGCCAAGGTCTTTCCCTTTTATGGCTACCATCTGGGCTTCTTCACAGTCGTAGACTAATTGCGATGCATCCTTAAGGGCTTTGTTATACCCACTGGTGTACGCTTCATTGCCTTCAATAATCATGGTTATGGCATCCCGAATTAGCACAGAAGCCTTGCGGGTTCTGGCTGCCTCTTTCAGCTTTGCATGCATCTCTACTGGAATGTATACCGAGTATGGCACTAAGTTTTTTGCGCCCATTCTTTATATTCCCTATATATTTTGTCTAATCGTTTACGTGCTTCTTCATTGGTTTTTAGCTCAGACCTAGACTGAACGGCTAGGTAATCACGCAACCACTCGGTGCATGACTCCTCATCCTCTTCAAAGATCTGAGAATCATCAAACAAGAACTTCCAGAACTTAGGGTCTCGGCAGAGTAAGCCAGCCATACGGATAGACTTATCGCCTTCAAACTCAGCCTGTCGATCCATCGGGCTTTCATCCCCGCCTATCCTAACCATAACTACCTGATACCTAGCCCCGACAAAATCCCGAAGAAGGTCTTCTGGGATGTCGTCTGGGTGCATGGATAGGGTTAGAACATAACCCGTCTTATCTTGTTTGAGGGCAACTTTTACCCCCTCAAAGTTAAGCGTTTTCATTGACTCTTTCCAAGTCCTAACTGGTGTTCAAGATAAGAAATCACCGCCTTGTAACCAACGATTTGGTGGTTTAACTCCGCAATCTGAACATCTTTAACATCAATGGTGTCATGTAAAGATTGAAGCTGAGACTCTTTGTACAGACTAATTTTCTGTTTGGCAGAGTTTGCAAATCGCTCAGATTCAGCGTTGATATCATCAAAGGTGTATATCTTTTTAGTTCGTCCCATGACTGCTCCTAGTAAGGTAAGTCGTTATCAACAGGCTTGACATATGGCTCAGAAGCAGAGATTGACAAAGTCTTCTTGCCATTGATCTCTTTCTTCCATCCCGCTATTGAGACCTTGATAAGGTCATCATCCGTTTTGGCAAGCATATCTTTTAGGAAAGACCGATCAAGATTTAAGTCACCCCGTACATCAGGGTGGCTATCGGTCTTCTTCTTATCGTTAGGCCACAGTGTGCCTGTATTGGGTTTTGGTACAAATGCCATTACGCTTCCTCCTTAGTAAATTCGTTTTTCTTGGCAGTAAACTTGCCCATCATTTCCTTGAAGAATGTGGCATCGGTAGCTTTGACAGTGTCAAACAACACCTTGTTCTTCTTGAAAATCAACATGACATCTTCCTCGTTCTCAGTAAGATCGAGCAACTGGTGCGAGGTAGTCTTGATTAACTCAAGCCAGTCCTCTGCGTTATCGCCTGGTTTTCCTGGTGCTACGATCTGCCACTCACCCTTCTCACCAGTGATTGGCTTGGGGTCAGGCTTCTTAGGTTCAGGCTTTGGTTCTGCCTTTGGAGCAGTCTTAGCCACTGGCTCAGATGCTCCCATGGTGGCATCCAAGGCATCATGCTCCACGATCTCAAAGGCATTAGTCCACAGATACCTACGCAGATATGTCTGCACCGCACCAAGGTTCTGTACATCATGGCAACCTTTGAGGGCTGCTGAACTCATGGGCGATGTAAACATAATGGATGTGCCATCCTCTACATCGTTAATCTGAAGGTATGCCATATGCTCAGTAAACGATACAGCACCACACAGCCCTACGTCATGGCATATCTTCTGAATTGCTGGAAGAAAATCGCCCAACTCAAAGTACTCATAGCCAGCAAACTTATTCTTACCTGATTTGGATAACTTTGTACCTTGTAGCAACATCCTAGCCTGTTGCAGTTTTTTATACACACTCATAATTGGTCCTTTTTCACTATTGCGTGAAACCTTTCGTCTCTTAGTTTGTAATGCTCAGGGTAGATTATTTCAACCAACACCCAGCCTCTTTTTGGATCCTCTTCCAACATGGAAAAGTATCTTTCCATCGCCATTTCTTTTTGGGCATATGCCCCGTCATAAATGCCCGTGGCAGTATCCCAAATTACATAGCCGTAGCCCATATCAACAGCCGATTGGTTTCCATGGACCATTGACTTTGGTATCCCAACAGCACATACCGCCACGACCATCAGACTCGCACTTAACTTGAGCCATAACACCAGTGGACATCATGGCGATAAACGCCACAGCAATTAGCTTCTTCATACATTCTCCTTAGTTGATAAATAATCCCGATACTGTTGGCAGTACTGGGAGACTGGGCAAAAGTTTGCACACCGAGTACGCTCGCCCTGACGCACTTCGATCTCATAGTCCTTGCCGTATTGCTCTAAGGCAACTGTAGCAAGGGCTTCTGATTCATATAAGGCTTTCGCCCTAACATTTCCTTTCTTACGCACCGCCCATACAGTGGGCTTCTCCCACATCTCTTCTGGGGTACAGTCTGGTAGATCGCCATCGGTCTCAATCGAGAACTCGCAGGCACTGTGTAAAGAGATTCGTTTGGCAACATAGGCTTCACGCTCCTGCATCGTCCACAACTTCATGGGTATCTCTAGGATAGGGGCTTTAGGGTAGCCCTCTTTCTCTCGATCCCGCCTACTCCAGTCACGCAACATAGCAACAATGGTGACTGACTGGACAGGCACTTTCTTAACCTTCTCGACTAGCCATGCGTAGATATTTAACTGGTTCTCCCATTCAGGCTTCTCGTTCATAGCAGCCCATACGGATGTGAACTTATAGTCCTTTACATGGATTCCATCGGTGGCTACTTCCTGTAGGTCAATCGCCCCAGTGATATGCCAGCCATCATGCTCGACATGGATGCGTTGCTCGACAATGTGGTTCTCATCCTTGCCCTGTTCCAAGAAGTTATGGATGGCTGATCCGACTATTGACCATACCATCTCCGAGGCATCTTGCTCGATCTCTTCCTCAAACTTACGGGTCAAAGCCACGATCTTTGGGCTATTGAGCAACTGGGTAGCAGACAGGTGAGCCTTGCCCTTGTTATAGGTAGGGCGTTCCAAGACATTGATAAAGGTCTGTGGGATGCCGTATTCGTTAGTTAATTTCATGTTTTTTCCTTGTAGCTAATTCAGCTTGCATTTGTTCGTACATATGTTGGCGCATCATGCGAAAGAACTGGAGCTTCTGGTCTCTTTCTTCTTTCTTTTCCTCAAAGTATCTGCGCTCATCCATGCGAGTCTTCCATCCCTTTCTCATTTGCTTGTCATCAATAAAACAATGCCAAGAAGCATGACAAACCCAGTACAAGAGAGCAGCACTAAACGCTCTAGATTGCGTTGGCGATGCCACTCTGGGGGAAATATAAACAGGCTTTGGATATAGATCATGTCCTCATCATCGATGGGCATGGGCTTTGGGGATTCGTTATAGCGACAGCCAATCTGAATGCCTTTGGAAGTGGTGTACGGAATTGTTTTCATTTAGTTCTCCTAGCAGTTAAACTAGACTCAAGTATGTATCAGAGTTTTGGGTATGTCAATAGGTTGTACCCAATATAATTCATGTGCTATATTCTCACTATAACAGTGTTATAGTGACATAGGGAAAACACTTAGATGAAAATAGAATTACCATACCCGCCAAAAGAACTATCTCCTAACGCCACGTTGCACTGGGCTAAGAAGATGAAGTTTAAGAAGTCCTATCGGCAGACTTGCTGGGCTTTAGCGCTGTCTCAAAAGCTAACAGCGCCCTCAGGGGAGGGCAAGATTGACATCCACATAACCTTCTACCCCCCAGATAGACGGCATAGGGATGCAGACAATATGGTGGCTTCTATAAAGGCTGGCTTGGATGGGGTAGCCGATGCCCTAAAGGTCAACGATAAACGCTTCCTACCCACCTTTAAATTTAGCGATGAGCCACTCGGAAAGATAGTAGTCGAGATAAAATGAAGATGCCGCAGCAATGTGGCTTCTTCACGTTTTGGGGGGCTTAGAACACCCCCCTTTTTTTTACAGTCCAGAGTCCAAGCGCATCTGGATAATCCCTTCTAGCAGCTCCTGCTTAGAGCGCTGTAGATCAGTGATCTCCTGTCTACGTTGATCAGGCGTGAAACTCTTGTCCTTTACCTCACCAGTGTTACGAATCTGGCGGTTTAAGTCACGCAAGGCTACTTCCATGCCAGTCACATAGTCACGGGCTGAGATCAGGTCAGCATGCTTGTTGTAGTACCTATCAGCCTCATCTGCCTTATCACGCTCTAAGAGCTTCATATAGGTTTCGTACTTGTTATCAACCTTACTCTTAAAGTCATAGAACAGTTCCTCATTACCACGGGCTACATCAGGGGCAATAAACGAGCCATACAGCGGATTCTGTCTAGCTGTAGCGGTTGGGCGATCACCAGAGAATATATTGCTACCCCACTGGACAGCTGCACCAGTAGTTCCAAATAAACCACGAACTAGGTGATCTGCCTCAATTGGGTTAAGAATACGCTTATCGGTGAATGGGATGTTAGTTATAGCGCTAAGAATCTTGCCAAGCTCAGAGGTTGATGCGGTGTATTGCTCAACAGCATCTAGGTCTTCCATACCTTTAGGAGTTACTGTGCCACCAGTAAAGAAGTTTCTATTGAGCAAAATCTCAAAACCTGGTTTGATACCAGTTGGCACTGGGTTAGGACCTAATAATGAGTCTATAGCAGCTTCGGCAAGGGCTTTACGAAGACGAGCGCCATCAATTTCATTTTCTGTTCCCTCTTTCATTACTGTGTTATAGGTTAGCTCTGGAATTGACTTAAAGAAGAAACTAGCCGATGTGTGCATTGGAATTAATAAACCGTTGTCCATGCCAATTTGTTTGGTCAGCGCCTTTGGAATATAAAGATTACGCAGTTTTGTCTGATCATCTAGTTCTTCGTAGTCATCTTCTCCACCAACTGCCCATGAATAGAGCATGACGTAGAAAGAGAACAGCACTGCTGTCTTGGCTAACTGCACATAGGCGTCTGATTTGCTCTTGCCAGTGTACCCAGAACCAGCGATTGTCAATGCCAGCACGTCAATCTGCTGGGCATAGGCGTTCATAAAGGATACAGTTCTGGTTAGGAACTGGGCTAAACGACCTGAGCCACGTTTTTTGAAGTCAATAATGTTGTTGGCAGATATAAGGGCTTGCATCTGATCGCCATTAGGAAATTCGTCAGATTTAGTCTCAGCCAAAACACGATTGTATATAGCCACACGCTGCGCCATATCTGAGGCATCTCCAATTTGATCTAATTTACTCATCAACCAATCAAACTTGTTCTTTTCAATTAAGCCAATCCTTTGTTTCAGTTCCATTTCTGCAGTTCTGGTATAGGACTGATATCCACCTATTCCATAGGACCGTAAGAGCTCAACTATAGGATCATCCTTTTTTACTGACTTTATAAAACCACCAAATACTTCTCCCCAGAGCTTAGTTGGGTTCTTTACTCCAGAAACCAGAGCAGCTGTTGGGGCATCCATAAATAGCTGTCTTATTTGGAACGCAGGCCATAACGTAATACCTCTGCGTAATCCGTTTGCAGCCATACCGAGGACATCCATGCCAGGAATAGCAACATCTTCCATACCTGTTACGGACTCGGCAATCAATGGATCCTTGATTTCAACGATGATTCTGCGACCATTGCGTAAGATGTTTAATCGAACTGCGCCATTTGTTGTGGGTCCTTCTTTTGGAAAGACTGCTATTTTTCCTTTAACACGGGTTGCAAAAGAATCAACTACACGGTTGGCAGCGTAGTTACGCATAGAGTTACGGGTAATAGTCATAACGTTGTGGAGCATGTTATCCACAATGTCATCAATATCCTTATTTACTTCGGTATCCTTGAATTTCTTTTCTTTGGCAATATTAGTATTGCTACGCACACTACCCATGGTGCTTGTATCGTGAACGTCTTCCATATCATCTTGGATACGATACCAAGGAACATAATCCTCAATGCTCTTAAGCCGTTCTGCACGTTTACTGCTGATGATTTTGCTAAACAACATCATGTCAATCATGTTTTGATTGACTTTGGTCCAGTTCTCCATCATCTTGCCTAGTTCTGGATGCTTTTCATCTAGTTTTCTGTAAAAATCTATCTGCTTTTCGGTCATGCGAACCTTCTTTTTCGCAATACCAATCTGCTTCAAGTCCTGCTTGGCATTTAAAAGGTCATTAAGAATTTGATTGAGCTGATCGTTGTCTAGTCCTGGTGAAAGGCGCTCTTTATCTAAACGAGCAATTTCCTCTTCTATTTTCTGGAATTCGTCATTAATGCTCTTGGAGCGCTTGGCTTCAAAGTACATTTGAATCATGTCGTGGGCACGTTGTTCACCAACTCTAGCTATCAACTTTGATTTTTCAATGATTACGTTAGCCATAGAGAATGGTCGTTTAATTGCTTGGAACATCTGGCTATCTCTATTAAACGCCAATGAGCCCTGTCTAATAACATCTACGGCAATATTGCCAGCGTGTAAGGCATTGGTAATGGCAATAGAAGCCATGGCTCTACCTTGACCATCACGCAGCTTGCCAGATAAACCAGCTGCCTTTTGGTTGATTTTCTCAGCCAATTCCAAACCAGCACCATACCAGATGTTCTTATTACGGACATAGGTAATGCCACGCAAGAGCTTGCCACTCATGGCTTTATATGCCATGGCTGGAGCATCTATAGTGTTGTCGTAAGCCTGCTTTGCCTGTTTTGCACCGCCAAGTAAAGTGTCCTTTACTGTAGATGAAGACCTAATTGGAGTGTTGTTAAAGCCATCTTCAGCAAATTGCTTGTCAAAGTCTTCAGTGTTCTTGCCTTCGCCTTCTCTACTGAAGTACCCAGCAGCCTTTTCCCGCTTTTGTTGTTGACGCTCTCTATTGATCTCTGCTTGAGTCTTTGCTGGTGCAGGTTGTAAAGATGGAAAGCGGACTGCTTCTTTACGATCAAAGTAGTTTTCGGCAAAGTTTAATAGTTCAACAATATCCCTATCAGAGAAGCTAATCGTATACCCTTGGCTTCTCAACCAATTGCGAATGGCTTGAATAACACGCTGTACTAGACCTATTTTGTACATGCCACGCTCTGCCATGTTTGCTACGATTTCTTTGGCTCTTCGCTCTGGCGATAAGCCAGGCTGTGTACGATCTACTTTGGCGGCTATTTCCTTAACAAGGCTAGAAGTCTTTTCTAAGTTTTGGACATTTCTAACCAATTCTGCCATCAGCTTTGGTCCCAACATCTCTTCTAAAAGAGCGTGACCAACAGCCTCATGCGCTAATACTTCCTGTACTCTTTTTGCATTTGGTAGGTTATCTGCAATTAAGTAAACAGTTCTGCCCGAAAGCCACATACCTTCTACGTCAGCTGGCGCAGTATTGTCTGGCAATTCATCAACTGATTGAAGAACGTTAACTGTAATTCCTTTTATAGGAACAATCTGTGCTTGAACAGCTTCAACCGTTTGACCGCCCTCTGCAGGACCCCGTGATGCTAAACCTTTCTTACTTTCACTATAGTCAAACTCCACTTTCATTACTTCACGAGCAAACTTAGCGCTATCTGCTTCTACTGTCGCTGGGTAATTTTTATGTAAGAACTTGACTAACAATATTATTTTTTGTGGATCTGTTAATGAATCACCGCCAGACATCTCATATGCTTTGTTACCTTTTTTGGCAAGGCCACCTGGAATTAACGTTTTAAGTATTGGTGCAGTTATTAATTTCTTTGGAACATCTCCTGCAATAATTACTTTAAAGTTATTTGGTCGATACGGATCAATCCGCAACTGCCATGTTTGTGCTGAGCCACGCAATATAACAGCATTTGTACTAGTCTTTTCTCCATCAAAAGGGTTTGGCAAATTAGGAATCATTAAAGGTTTTAAGGTATCACTTAATTCTTTATATGATTCAATTTGAGTATCGTTATATTTTTTCTGTACTATGCTGTCCCACATAGCCAGCAAATATTGAACTGCTGCTTCTGGGTTTCTTAACCGAACCGCTTGTTCGCTAATTGCCACTGGCACATACTTAGATGGCATGACTACGCCAGATATTGCTTCTTTGCTATTTTGCAAAGTAAATTTAGCAATTTCACCGCCACTAGGACCAAACAATTGAGCAGCTTTTAGTATGTTTCCTAAGGCTATATATCTAGTTGTTCTTCCACCAGTAACCGACTTTAAGGCAAACCAATCTTCTAGAGGAGGGTTTGTCCAAGGACTAGATCGCTCAATTGATGTACCTTCCAATGTTGCCAAGGTTGGAGATATCCTACCTTCAGGAATATTTCGTTTGATAATAACTTGGAAGTTTGATGGTGAATAAGGATTACCAGTTTTGGATTTACCTATCCGTGCTTTATCTACCTTTATTCCTATAACTACAGCAGCGGATGGAACACTGTTAACTATAAAAGATTCAAAGCCAGTTCCAATTGCAAAGGTGTTGCTTAGTGCCTGTAGCGTTTTATCTTTACGTTCATTTAATGTGGCAAATTGATTGTCTAACGCTATTTTTTGCTTATTTAACTCTGCTATATCTTTTTCAGTAGCTGTTGGATTTTTTATAGCTTCATCAAGCGCTTGCTGTTTAAGAACAATTTGATTTCTTACTTCAATATAGACGCTGTTTAAATCTGTCTCTATTTCATTAACAACGTCCTGCGCTGTCTTGCCGTTTAATGCAAAACTGATGTCATCTTTTATGTTTTGTACAGTAGGTATTGAGCCAATAATATCCACGTTAAACTGTGCCATTACTACATCAGTTAAGAATGGATTGGAACTATCTAAACCCTCTTCGATTAAGTTTTCTTTGATAATTTCAGCTTCTAATGGCAATACCCTTCTTTCTAATGCATTAGTTCCTGTAGCATTCCTTAAATCTATTTCCGCTATATAACTGGCTTCAATAGAGTCAAAGAACTCTTTTTGGTCTGCCGAAGATAGCAATCCTGCTGTGCCTGACGCTTTGTGAGCCAAGTCAGAACCAGCGGCTTCGGCAGGATCTGAATACTGAGGCACACTTAAAAAGGCTTGTATGTCTGGATGTTCATTCAAGTATTCGGCTGTTGCTACATCGCCATACATATTAATAAAATCTACGCCTTCAACCTTTGTACTGCTAGATCCGCCAGAAGTATTGGACTTCAAGCTAGACAATTTCTTACGCAACATGGCTAAGATTCGTCTCTCAGCTGGTATTCCAGTTGCTAACATAGTGAATGAAGGCCATTCAACCTGACCCGTTCTATGTATTCTTCCTAACAACTGAATGAAGACGCTAATATCCCCATGTGGCTGTAAGACAATCATGTGCCGTGGACGCTGGTCAAATGCATCTACTGAGGCATGCAACGAGATTCCAGTTGCGCCTGCGGAGTTAATTATCAGTACATCTATTGGTCCATTTTTAGATTCTTCGCCATTTTGATATGACGAAATCATACTTGTACGACTAGGATTATCTAGCGTTACATACTTTGGTACGTCTCCAGAGTAATCTATTCCGTTCTTTCTGCCTGTAATTTCTTTTACAACTAAGTGTCTTGCTTTTACCCCTTTAGGCGGTGTGTCTCCAACGTGGGTTTTGCCATCAATAGTCCATACATATTTCTGTTCTAACTCTGTGCGTATGAAATCAATTGGTGCGGCTGGTAAATCAGATTGGAAATTTTCTAAAGCATTTTCAACGTTCTCATATCCAGCTCGGATATTCGGTGGCATTAGTTCATAAGGAACATATACAACCTGATCCATGTCTTTATTGCCACTAGCGGATTTTAAAGTTACTTTTGTAGTGGATTTTACGGCACGTTTAATTAATGTTTGCCATCCAAAGTCAGGGATGTCATCGCCTTTTTTAATGTTGTTTTGTGCAACAAAATCTTCTAATGCGCTGCCATTGGTGTTTTGTAATCCAACAACTACTTTTTCATTGTTGTTAAGTTTGTCAACAACCATGTCTACAGCAGTTTGAGTTTTAGTTGAAAGCAGCAACGATCCTATGTAGTTATGCACTACAGAGGTAAATGGATTAGATTTTGTATCATTAAATGCTGTTGGTCCAACTTTACCCATATACGAGCCTGGAGGACCTAACTTAACTACTGCGTCCTTTCCGCCCTCAGTTTTTATCCACTCTTTAAAAGCTCGGTCTGCATTAACCAAAGATCTTAGTATTTCTGTAACCTTGTCAACTTCTCTAGTATCTCTTGCGGTATTCTTGTCATCAATAACGAATTCCATCGTTACGCCTTCATACGATCTTTCTCTGCGTATCATTGAGCCAGACTCTACCAACATCTCTGAAGACACTTGTTGCAACACATCTGTTTTAACGCCTTTACCAAACAAGGCTGTTAAATCTTCTGGAGTGTCTGCGGCATAACGTAAGTTTGTATGGATATACAAAGGCATGTTATCTGGACGTTTTGCAAACGTAGCAGATAAGTAAACAGTGGGCGGTGGCTTCCAACTTTCAGGCACTTCCTCGCCTTTGCCCAATAAGTTTTCACCCGTTAGCAAAGACATAAAGAAGGCATTTTGACCCATTGAGTCTTTGTCGCTTGGCGTACCAGCGGCATTATGGGCTTCATCCATAATTAATACAGCATCTCCACTTGCAACTAGAGATGCTATTGCTGATTGTCTTGCTGGAGATCCTACGCCACCATTTAACTGAGAATATGCAGTAAATAAAACATCTTTGCCAGGAGGCAATTTTCTATTTTGTGTAATGTATTTAATTAACTTGTCGTTATCACCTTTTTTGTTTTCAAAAACTAATTCAGTTTTGCCTTCTCCAACGTCCTTAATTATTTTGGAATCAGAATTAGTCATTGCCACTTGAATATCGCCATGACCAATGGCAATTAAGTCGGCATACATTGCAGTGTATAAAGAATCACTCAGGGTAACAAAGATTGGAACTTTGCCTTGCTTCTTTGCCCAGACAATCATGGCTGCAGCTGTTCTGCCTTTACCTACGCCAGTATCGTCTCCAATAATAAAACCTTTTCCAAGTTTGTTAGCTTGAATTGCTAAACCTAGTGCATCGATTTGATAACCAGCAAGTCCCTTTGCCATTTGATCAATAGATGAGTATCCTAATTCTTTGGCAACAAATTCATCTATATTGCCAACTTGTGCCTCTAGGTTTTCTAAAGCCGTATACGCATGCTGTGATTGAGCACGAGGTAAGTAAATGCCATCGCTTGAAAACCTTGACTTGCCTAAATAAACAACTCTTGATTCTGTATCAATTGGCTCACTCTGTACTGGAGTTTGATTTTTAGGTCTTCTTTGTACTGTATTTCTTAGTTCATTAACATAGGTTCTTAAATGACCTTTAATTAAATCACCAAATTTTTTAACCAATAAATCATAAACTTGTTGAATACGTTGTTTGGTATCTGTAATTTTTTGTCCGACAGCTTCCCAAACTTTTTGAATAATTGGTTTTACATTGGCATACTCTTGGTCGTCTTTTCTAGAATACAGTCCACTGTTAGGATCATCGCTAGTATTTTTTGCATTTTGCGCTATACGATCCATTGCTTCTTGAGATTGCTTGTCTAGTCGAGCATCGCTGTTTTCTGGGGTCGGCTCTGTAATTGTTACCTCTGGAGCTTTACCATTTAATGCTGCATCTAATTCATCAAGCAAACTTTCAAGTCCTAAACCTTCTAACTCTTTAGGAATGACTGTTTTAGTTTTAGCTGCTCCTTTAGGAGCTCTTGGACCTCTAACACCTTTAGGCTCTCCTTTTGGTGTCGTTGTTCCTGTTTTTGGTTTTTTGCCTAAGCTATTAAATATATCGTCTAGCTCTAGGTCAGAAAGTCCTCCCAGTTCAGTGCTTGATTCTTCACCAGATATATCGCTTCTTTCTGCGGTGCTGGGTTCGCCACCTCTGGGTCTCCCTCGTTGATCTTCTCCGCTATCCTGCTGTTGTTCTGTATCACGAACTCCACCAGCTGTTCCACGTCCACTGGCACTGGGAGGTACGTTGACCCCTCCTGTCGGAGGTAATTGTTCGCCGATGCCAGCGCCCTCTCCAGTCCTCCCCATTCCTCCGCTAGTTTCGCCATCTTGGAGATTATCGCCTGTTGGTACTGTTCTGGTTGTTCTATCTGCACCGCCAGCAGGTCCCCGTAATTTTCTGGTACCCACCACGACTTGTTCGCTACGATCACTGGCTTGAACATATCTGCTCCACAATTCATCAAATGAATTTATTCTATTGACAACAAAATCATTTGGGAAAACATTGTCCGTTTGATTTCTTCCAGCAATAACCAAGACACGCAACGGAAAAGACGCACCTTGTTTACGATATAAATTTCCAGCAATTTCAAAGTGGTCAGCAACATTGTAATTGCCGTATAACCAATTTAAAAACACTCTATCTGTTGATGTAATAGTGTTTGGCTTGACATGAGATCCGAGTATTAAAACTGCTCTACCGTCATTTGCCATTGTTCGCAATGATTCTGCAGCAATCAGTTGATCTATTGCACCAATCTTGTAATTTTGTCCTGTCCAAGACTTAACATCTACAGGCGTTGGAAGTGATCCAAATGGAGGGTTTGTAAGAACTACGTCTACCTTTTGGTCTTGTATGTCTTTTATTTTTACTAATGCATCACCTTCAATCACATCTCCTATTTGCATTAACTCTAAATTGTTAACACGATGTGGGTCTATCTCTATTGTTGTTACGTTTTTAGGATTAGCCGTAACAACCAGCATTCCATTACCGCCAGTTGGATCTAATACTGTTGTAGTCGATTTAACACGAGATAACATGCCAGCAAGGTATGCAATCGGCAAAGGCGTAGAGTAAGCATTATTGGATACGCTTAATACTGACTTAACATCTAATGTAGGTTGATTTTGGTATAAGCCAACAATATGGTCATAGATAGCTTTGGTATCAGAACCTTCTGATCGCATATCTGTAATGACTTGGCTAATAAACCGAACCGCTGCTGCCTCAAAGTCTTCTTGAGTTTGTTTTAACTTAACTCGATCACCTTCAAAATCAGCAATTTTGTAGTTGTCTATTTCCCTTTGGTTTTTAGCAGGGTTAAATCCCAATAGCTCAGGAGCTTGCAAATACGCTTTGATGCCATACTCAGCTAGTTCACGGTTGTTCTTGGGCCACCAGCCTTGACGCATATGGTAGAACATGGATTCAGCCATTGAGCCATTTTTGATTTCAGGCCACTTAAACAAGCCCATCTCATCCATAATGGCATCAATACGTTGTGCCATGTTAATGATGCTTTGATTAACCTTGCTAATTTGCATTAGCCGTGGCGTTAATATTGCTTCTGTGCCGTCACGTTGTTCTTTAGCTTCTTTTGCTTCTTCTTTTGTTTTAAACCAATTTAAACCACCTAGTCGACCACGATCAAGGTAATACTGATCAACTACTGCATAACCTAACTCTTCAACCGCAATAATTTGATTTTCTATTTTGTATGTTTTTATCTCTAAAGTCTTAGGATCAATTTGATCCAACATCTGTTGATATATTTGATTGATTACAGGGCGCTCTTTACCAGCTGGATAAGTAGTGCCAAGATAACCATTCTTTTTAGATACATATCCATCGGCTACTGTTGGTCCAACTAGATATGGAGATCCACCTTTTGATAGATCATATATTAAAGATTCAAAAGACCTAGACAACAATTCTACTGGAGTGCTCCAATAGGGTTTATCTCTACCTCTGTCTAATTCCAAAGCATCTTTGTAAAATTGTGTATCAGTAAAAGAGCTACGATAGATGTCTGCTTCACCATATCGACTATTTGAAATAGCATTAAAAAATGCTTTTTTAGGTGGCGTATTACGGTTATTTTCACTATTGGCTGTATTGGTTAAGATTGACCGTAAATTATTTTCTACTCTTTCTACAGTAATCATATTTTGTAGAGTATGTGCCGTATCAGCCATTAAGACTTTTCCGTTGGCAGATGTTCTTAAATTCCAATCTAATGCGTGTTGCCATTCATGCCCTAGTGTTCCGTCTCCCTTTGTTTTTGTTAAGTTGATTTCGTTGTATTGAGGAACGAACCAAGCCGCAGTTTTGCCACCACGACCCTGTGCACCTACAGCTAGTTTTAACTTTTCATTCAAGCCTAGCATCTCTGGCGCTATACCAGCAATATCTGCTAAGTCATACATCGCATCGTAAATAGCGTTTAGATGGGCTGCACGTTCTGACTGATTAACCCAATTACCAAAGTCAATACCGCCTGGTAAAAATTTAAATGTTTGCAAAAAGTCTTGTACATCTACATCTCGACCTTGCCGATGATCACGCATACCACGGCGAATGATGTTACCTAACTCTGGTGGAGTCTCTGCGTCTTTCTTTACAATTCGGTTTGTTTGATCAGTAGAGTTTTCATCAAGGCTAAACAAAAGAAACAATCTTGGAATGTATTGATACAGCCTAACATCTTCAATTTTATTTCTTAAATCTACACCCTCTGGTGTATATATGTCAGGTATGCGGTCTGCATTCTCATCCTTTACATACTTTGCCACCAATGCATCGTATAAAGGGGTAACATTAGAATGCTCGTTAATTACAGCTTGTAGGGTCTGTAAAGACGTTACATAATCTACTAATAGTTTTCTAACTAACTGTTCTTTGCCATCATCTATGACTAATTTGATTGCTTGGCGATTTCCTGCTTTAGAAGGAATGTAAGTATTGAACTGTCCGCCAGCTCTTGCATTCAAGTTAATTAACTCAAAGAGATAGTCTCCAGGTGACTTTATCTTAGATACCAACCCCTCTTTAAACATCAATGCGCCAAATGTGTTTTTTGGATTCGATTGAATGTCTAATAATTTTTTGGGGTTTGCCAAATCTAACAATTCAGTTACCAGCGCATCTTTTTGTTTTTCTGTGGCATCTTTTGGTAATGGAGCAGCAGTAATTTGTCCTTTACGGTTGTTAAAAAATTCAGCACCACCACCCTGTATGCTTACTTTTTCTGGGTTATATAACGCAGATATAGTAATTCTTTCAGGACCTACATAGGACGGATCGTCTGTTTTTGCTGGAACTGCTCTGTCAGTAATGCGGAATTTGTTTTTAACTAATTGGTCTTCTATCTGACTTAGAAGAGTTGTTTCGACTGGAATACGCAACAGCATCTCTTCTGGGAAGATAACTGGATGTAAATTTTCATCAACAGCATGTCCGTATAGGAGTGTTGCAACCGCATCCGCATTGCCAGTTTCCATGGCAACCTTCATTGGGTTTGTGTTTAATTCAGCTATCTTCTTTTTTTGCTCTTCTTTTTGAGCCTTCTCTTCTTCTTTGGCTTTCTTCTCTTCTTCTCTAGCCTTCTTCTCTTCCTCTTTAGCTTTCTTTTCCTCTTCTTTTTCTTTCTTCTCTTCCTCCGTTGGAGCTACCTTTTTAGGCGCAGCTGGTCCACCAGTAGGGGCAGCTGGTCCTCCAATAGCTGGCCCACCAGTAGGTTTGGCTATCTCTTCCTCAGTAGGCGCTTTTTCCTTTTCAGCTTTTTCCTTTTCAGCTTTCTCAGCTTCTGCAGCAGCTCTTTGCTCTTCCTGACGAGCTTTGTTAATAGCAATCTGCTCTTCTTTGGTAGGCTCTGCTGGCGTTTCCTCTACAGCTGGAACAGCCTCTAAAGTTCTTTCACCAGCAGAACGAGCTTCTTTTGCTGTAGCAAATGTTGCTGGAGTTGCATCTTTATCAGCGCCAACAATTGTGCGTTCACCAGTTGTTGGGTTAATACTTTCTTTTCTATCGCCCCAAAAGGTGTTTCCGTCTTTATCAAGTAATAAAGTCTTTTCAGTGCCATCACCAAGGTTACCTTTTGTTGCTACAAAAGTTCCTTCTTTATTTTTACCAGCAAAAATTTGCAAACCATCATTTGAAAATACTTGGTTTGTAGTAGCAACCTCTGGCTCAGTAGTTACTTCCTCCGCTACTGCAGCAGGCAAAGCCAACAGTCTATCTGGCGTATAAGCCGATATTTCATCTATATTGCGAATAAGGAATGGCTGCTCGTCTTGTTCTGAGAAGGCGTATATTTGTTCCCCGTTAGAGAAACGAGTCTCTGCATCTTGCCGTGACTCAATAACCTCGCCAAACTCTTGCAATCTGCCAATTAAATCTAGTTGTGCAACAGGAGGTGTAACAGGAGGCGTAACAGGAGCTTCTGGAGTTACTGGAGTTACTAAAGTTTCTGGTGCTTTAGGAGTTAATAAGGCAGTAATTTCTTTGGCAACTTCGGCTTCTCTTTGTGCCAAAAATTCTAATTCCATTTCGCTGACGTTGCGAGTAGGGTCTGTTCTCCTATTTTCAATCATTAGGAGTTCGGCTTTAAGACTTTCTACTTGCTGTGCAATTGCTGGGTCTAAGCCTTCTGTAGATACCATACCAGCCAATGGAGCTACTACGCTAGGAGGAACTATGGCTGATGGAGCTAAGTCATCCTCTTCAACTGTTGGAGCTAAATCAGTTGGTGCAGCTGGAGGAACTGCTGGTGGAGCACCTGTTACAGTTGGAGCTGGTGGAACTGGTGGTGCAGGTGGCTGACTAGCTTTTAAACGATCATATGCTTCTTTACCGCCAAAGGCTGCCGTCTCAAGAACGCTAGATGGTCCTTCTCCAGCTGCCTCCATTAATACTTGACCAGGCTTGGTTATCTCACCTTCTGTGGCTAACTGGGCTAATGCCTCACCGCCAGCACCACTAATCATCTGAGCAACAGGCTGGGCTACGCCAATATTAAGAGCTTCCTTAGCGAACTGATTTTTTATAACTTGCTTGGGAACCAGCATTTTGCTGGCTAAACCAGCAGATGCCGCATCTAATGGAGCAATGATAGATGCCCGTGTTAGAGCGTGGTTATATGCCTCTGCAAACAAAACTGGATCATTTAAGGCTTTATTGACCGCTACTGGGTTTTTAACATCTACACCCTTATCTTGAAAGTACTCAGTAATTCCAGAGGACAACTCTCCAGCAAAGCTGGTGCTACCCATTGCTAAAGCACCTACCGTGGGGTTTCTAGTAACCGCACCCAAGATAAGGGCTGGACCCATTTGTGGGAGACTTTCTAGGGATACGCTAGACATTACCCCTAATGGGTCTACTTGGAATAAATCAAACGCCTCTCTTGCTGTTTTTGCATTGCCAAGCGCAGCTACTGCTGGTCTAGTTTGGTATTTACCAGCCTCTGCCTGAGCAGCCATGACTTTCTTCTGTGCCTCTGATTGCTGGGCTTGCAACATCTTAATTGCTGCATCAGCTTCTTCTGGCTGAAAAGGTAGCGACTCGCCTGTAATAGGATCACGGGGACCGCCCTTACCTTCTCGTATGGCGTTGATTTGTTTCTGAATAGCTGATACTTCTAATCCTGGCAGTATCCCAGGAATTCTTGCAATTCCAGCTTGTAATGGATCAGTAACACGTTGTAAAAAAGGTACTTCTTCTTCGTACTTCTTGGTTGCTTCTTCTAGTTGGGATATCTGAAGATACTTGGCAAACGGGTTTTCGGGAGGCGCTTCAGCTGGTTCTTCAACGTATTTTGCAAACGGGTTGACGTTCTCAGGCTTAATCGCCATGGTTTAATCCTCGAATTATTTGCCTAGCGCTCTTTGCGCTGCACCAGGACCAAATATAGCATCAAATTGCTTTCTTGTTTCAGGAGTATCCATATTTTTTAACTGCTGAACAGCTGCTTTTGGAGGTGCTTTTACAGGTGCTGCTGGAGGAAGAGTACCTGTGGCTGTTGGAGCTTGGAAGCCAAGAGTATCACGCAGTTGTGGTGATAGTTCGTTCATTGCAGCAGCACGGGCATCCCTGTTCATTGCGGTAGGATCGTCTTTGTACTTCCTGTAATTAACGCCACCAGGCTTAGCCGTATCCTTTAGATTGTCTAAGGCATTGTTATATAAGCTGTTATAGGCAGTCTGCGCTCTTGTAAAATCTAACTGCTTGTTTCTAGATGCAGTTTCTGCACGGGCAGCAGCCGATGCCTCAGCCGAAGCCCTGCGACCAAGCATCTGACCAAGGGCAGTCTGCTGAGATCCAAGCAACGCAGTCTCACGAGCAAACTTAGACTTCTCACGATCACCAGCCTGTTGCAAGAGTAGTTTCTGACCTTCATCCTGTTCACGCATAGCTTGGGCGTAGCTCTTCAATCCTTCAATACCACCTAGTCCTAGGTTAGATAAGGCGTTTTGAGATGTGCCAGCCATTGTTCCAAGACCAGCCATGGCTAGTGCTCGGTATGGTGCAGTTTCTCTGTTTTTCTGTAGGCTTTTCCTAATATTAGCTTCTTCAGCCTCTGCTTTTGCATACGGATCACCTTGCTCTAAGGCCTTTTGCCGTCTCTTGATGTCTTCTAACATCATGTCTTCGTAAGCAGCAAACTTGTCTTGAACCTTATTGCCCGTGGCAAACGCTACGATACCGCCACCAGCCATTTCCTCTGGAACCATATCGCCTGTAGCGATGCTGGCAATACCAGAACGCAAGGCAGGAGCCATGATTTGATCCGATTCAGGGTTCATTGCCATGCGTCTACGAACCATTAACTGCTTTTCAACCATGTCTACTTCTAGCGGAGTTAGGCCTGGATTTTCTAGAAGAGCTTCTAACTGATCAGTAGTCATTGTCTTAATGTCACCGCCAGTAGCATAGGCTAGACCACCCTTAGCCATCTCTTTAATCTGACCGCCTTTAGCCTTAAATCCGCCTGACATGCCGTAGATACCTAGGGCTGACATACCTAGACCGCCAAGCTGGGATGCTGCACTTGGAGGTGCTGTATATACCTGTTGGGCAGCCTGAGATAAAGGAATACCACGGGTCATATCCGACATAAATGCCAATTGCTGATATGGGTAGTTACGCTGTTTGAGGAAATCCTGATATGCCAAGTCTAGACCTTGCTGAGCCTGAGCTTGTTGCACAGCGCCTACGTTTTGTAGTCCCTGATTAATAGCCTGTTGCTGACCAAATTGAGTTTGACCAAGCTGACCCAAAGCGCCAGCGCCTTGAAGAGCCTGTCCGTAACCTTGTAAACCAGCGGTTGTGCCAAACTGTTGAGCTTGTTGAGCCGCTTGGAAAGCGTTCTGCGTTCCAGTGGCTTGAATGTTTGCCATCTGCTGTTGAAGGTTGCGATTTCTTTCCTGCTCAGCCAATAGTTGTCTAGCACCACCATAGGTTCCTTGACGGGCAGCGCCAAGATTTGCACCAATGTTACGCATCTGGGCGTCACGAAACGCCTCATTCTTCTGAACGTCTACGACATTCTGCATGTAAGGAGACATATAAGCAGCAGTCGCATTAGGGTTGGTAGCCATGTTGCGATAGTCTGCCCCTGCGCCTAATGAGCCTAAGCCAGCTGCTCCAGCCATGGCAGTTCCAGCGCCAACCTGACCAGCTACTTGCTGGTTGGTAATGTTTTGAAACGCTTGTTCTTGTATTGGATTAAACCCAGCAATCCGCTGACCACCGTAGGCTTGATAAGGATTCTGGTTAATATCTGTGAGAGCCTCGGACTTGCCAAGCATGGTCTCCACATATGGGCGGGCATACTCAGGGATTGAGGTTTGAGTCACAGTCTGGCTGGCTGGGGGAGGACTACCACCACCACCGCCACCGCCCTTACCACCGCCACCGCAAATGTATCCACCACCGAGCTTACGCTGGGTGACGCTATCGCCTAGGGGCTCACCAAAGGCTTCTAACTCTCTACGAGACCAATTCTGTTTCATGTTTTACACGCTCCCTAATCCAGCGACAGTCAGCTTTATTCATTTCTAAAACTACCAAATCTCCACCATCATCGTGCATACCTTCTAAACGCACAACCTCGGTAAAGCCTAATTTCTTGTCATAGTTCATAGCCCTAGTATTAAGACTATTAACTATGGCAATTATTTTCTCTACGCCTAGATAGTTAAATGGAAAATCAAATGCTCCAAATAACAACCCTTTTGGGGTATACGAATCTACTAGGTTTATAACGTGCATCTGGCAAGTCTTTCCTATAAAAGCCGTAAACCCTACTACCCATTCAATTTTATTCTCTTCATCTACCCAAAACAATGCTTCTAAATCACCGCAAGGTTGCACCCCAACATGTTCAAGCAATATCTCTGCTGCTTTTTGCTTGGCTTCATATGACTGGGCGCTCTGTAGCATTTATGCAGGAAGATACTTCTCAGCTTTAATCTGCTTACCTTGCTTCTTATTACCTGTTCTAGCTTTACGAACCTTATCCATCATGGCATACAGGCGCTTAGCACCAGCATCAGTAGAGCCGTTACCTAAGTGACTTACTACATCCGCTGGAACAACGAACTCCCCATCAGCCAATCGAGCTGGCTGTTTGCTACCGATAACGCCAGGAATAGAATCAGACATACCATCACCAGGACCTTTAAGCATCCTTCCTCCATCTGAGTACCCTCCTAAGCTAGTCATACCACCAGCGGCATATCCCATATTAAATAAACCTTTTTGTAGGTTTCCTTGATCCATGCCCATAGCGGAGTAATCACCGCCTAGCTCATCGTCATAGTTCCTCATAATGCCACCACTAGCGGCAGCAATTGGGCTACTAGATGGCAAAGGTATATTTGGGTTTGCTGCACCAATTTTTGCTGAGTATGGTTGCATTGCAGCAAAGCCCTGATCAAAGTAATTCCGTTCTCTAGTATCTAGAATTGGATTACCTGATGACTCATATCTTGCTGTAGCGTATGGCGCTGGATAATCACCTGTGGGTGTCGTTGGGGTTGAGGTATATTCAAATGGTCGAATACTGCCAGGATCAGGCATTGTTCCTGCCCCTGGTCCTTTTTGTTTGCCACCTAATAATGACAGGGCTGTAGTTCCAGCTAAACCATATCCGAGCATTTTCATCCCACTTGGTCCAGATCCAGCAACTGGTGCTGCTCCTTGAGCAATCATTTGCGGTGTTACTACATCAGGAGCAACTGTCATGCCAGCGCCTCTAAGCGCAGCAGCTCCTTCTGGATAAACGCCTTGAGCGGCAGCTGCCGCCTCAAACGCTGCTGGACTTGAAGAAGCTGTTAAACCTTTTGCAGCTTCTAATGCTGGAGTTGGAGTAGATACTGTAGTTGCTGCCCCAGGTGTAACCATCGGCACTGTTCCAGGAGCTCCTCCCCAGAATGGTCCAGCCATTAATGCTTGAGCTTCTGCACCACCAAGTCCAAATGAACCTAATCCAAATGCCCCAGCACCGCCAATAAGACCGCCAGTAAGCATACTGTTCAGAATATTTCCGTCACCAGTAACGGCACTGTATAAACCACCAACACCAGCACCAATAAGTGCGCCACCGCCAATAATGGCTGCTGTGCCACCTAGTCCTATTGTTGTGCCTACTGTAGCTGCTACCGCAACGAATGCCATATTATTTCCCTCCCTCTAATAGAGGTTTTGAGTTATCTACACACATATTTTCCAGCTTTTCTATATCCGTCTCAGGTGTGGAATAGATGTTCTGAAAGACTACTGTTTCTATGATGTAAGCCACTTTGCGACCTGGCTTAGCCATAAAGGTCATCGGAGCTACCAGCTCTTGGGTTGTGCCGTCTTCTAATAGGATTCTCATCCGACCAGAGACCATATTGCAAAGATGCTCCATGCGATGGTGCTTGCCAATAATCAAAGCACCCGCTGGCATGGTTACTTCTTTGATATAGATATTGGGTCCAAAATGATGCTTCTCTTCGCACTTAATCTGAGGCTGAGCAATAGCTGCCTCATAAAGCGTATTGACTTTCTGCTCTAGGAGAGAAGGCTCTTTAGGCTTTAGTGCGACTATTGTCATATAGTAGCCTTGAACTTGTACTTGGGATTATCAGACCGCATTACCTTTGCTCCTAATTGCTGGAACATTTGGATTGTTATTGGTGCTGGGATAGAGTCGTAGACTGTAGTAATACCTTTATTTTTCAAGTACTTATAGAAATACTGCATATCATCAGCAAGATCTTTCATTGTCCCGACTGTAAAAAAATGAATCTGCGCAGTGTCTTTTCCTAATGGTTTAAAGCCCATAACTGAGCTCTCAAATGGAATTAACTGGAGACCATTTTCAATCTCCTTTTGTACTCCAGCCATTGCTTTATCTACGGGTAAACCCTTATTCTTAAAGTAATTAGCAATTACTTTCATTATTTGGATTTGCTTAATATTCTCATTAGCAGCGGTTAGTCCACCTTTTGCCATGCCTTGTGCTGGCATTTGAGGCATTGGTTGCTGTGGCAATGCAGTTTGAGGAGCGCCAGCTGGTCTCGACATTATTTGAGATTGATAGGTAGGCGTGTCTATTAAACTGTCAAAGAAGCTCATATGGGCCTCACAGGGTTAAATTTATTAAAGTTCATCATGTAATAGTAACAGTTACAGTCCCCACACTAGCTGTGGCAGATACTCCAAATAGATAAGAAATATAAGGTACAACAATCCGCAAGTCTTCGCCAACTTGAAATACAGTGCCTTCTGGCAAATTGTACCCTGATGTTGGTAGATTTAATAGCCTGATTCCGTCCACTTGTAAAGGGGTGGTTGAGTCCAATTGACCAAAATAAAGCCTTAAAACCCCAATAAGCTGGGATAACTGCTGTTGATCGTATTCTGGTGTCGCAAGCGGTAGGGCTGGCGCACGGAACTTTTGCATTCCCATTATCTGCGCCCATCTGGTCTACCGTCTAATCTAGGACTACCCAACTGCCACTGGACATTTAAGTCTGTAGAAGCAATCTCAATTGCCATCTGTCTAGCCCTAGCCCGCATAAAGATCTGCTCGGTATATACGTCTACGGAGGTCTCAATAACGTTCTGGGATTCTGTGTTGGTATAAGCGTTGCCAGGGAAGTTCCTTGGCTTAATGTACATAGTAGCGGTTGGGGTAGCAGCCGTAGAGCCACTAAAGTTAATATCAGGGATGATCCGTTTGGTCAGGATGAACTGATCCCCGTCCACAAGGTCAAAGTCTGAGGAGGCGATATTGGCAAGTAACGGTAGGGTGTCATCATTAGAACCCAGCTCGTGGTTATAAAGCTTATTATCGCCAACCGCTTGAGGGTATTCTCTAACAGGAGAATCTAGCCATGCAGTGCGGTTAATTGTGCCGTAGTACCAGATCTTTTCTAGATGGTTATAGACCACATAGGCATCGTTAACCTGACTATTGGCGGTAGGATAGAACCACCAAATCTCATTCCAGCCTTCATTAGTACCAGTAATAATCTGATCTGCCTGAGCAAAGTTGAGGTTGGTAAAGACATGATTTCTTAAAGTAGATGGAAGTGTTTCTACCCGTCCAGAATACGCATAGAACTTATCTTTTCCCATCCAGTAGGCTACGTTATTAACCACGGATACGGCTCTTGGGCTAATAATAGATATGTTGTCGGCAAGTTCTTGAACACCGAATACGTCTGTAGTGCCTAAAAACTGGAAGGAATTAAGCGTTCCCTCGGTATAGACTAGGATCTCCTGACGGGTTGTAACGGCACAAACAATCTTAGACCCACGGGATAAGCGTAGGAACCCTGCCGAGTTAGTCACTAACGGAGTCCAAACATTGGGCTGATCTTGGGTAGCCCAACGGATTAATAGAGGGTCAAAGTCTCCACCACCATAAGGGGTAGCACCAAAACAAATAAGATGTTTGTCGTTTTGAGATACCAGAATCTCGGTAGCTTCTGTTGGTACATCTGCTGGGGCTATGCCATTAAGGGTAGTAGCGGATAACAGGGCTGCACGGGATGTAATACCAGCAGAACGTTGCCAGTAATAGATTGGACCATTGCGAATATTCATTACTAGGTCGTTGTCAAAGTTATTGAAGAACCAATCCCTTTGCTGTAAAACAACAGGAGTCACTGCGCCAGAACCCCAACCCAAACGACTCCAAGCACCAGCGCCCCAGCCATAGCCGTAAGTATCTACGTCATAACCGACATCAATGTCGTACTCGGCTGTAACGGTTGCTCCGCCTTTGCCTGTATCAGAGCCGTTTGCCGTAGCTGTAACGGATATGGTGTAGGTTTTTGCAGCCGTATTGACGGTTAGAATTTCGTAGCCAAACTCAGCATTTAAGACTAAAGCAGTAATGTTCCCGCCTAAGCTAACAACACCAGAATAAGTCACATAGTTGCCTACCTCTGGGTTGTAGGCGGTATCGGTAGAATAAGATACTGTAAGAGTAGAAGAGCCTGAAGTAGCCGTAAACGGACCAGCAGCAGCCCCTAGGGTAGTAGAAGTATGCTGTAAGGGGGTAATGTCATAGACCTCCGTTCCAGCCTCTAGGTAGACCTTTTTGCTAGTCCCCATCGCAAGGTAGTTATCGCTTTGGGTAGTGACCCAGTTAAACATCTGACGGCAAATACCAATAATGGTAAATGTGCCGTAGCGTAGCCAACCGCCTATTTTTTGAGGATAGCCAGAACGGAAACGAATTTTGTCACATTGAAACCAGCCACCTTCGTTAGTGTAGTTGGTCTGATCTCGGTTGACCCCTGGCTTAAATTGTAGTTTCTGTAGTGGCATATTAACTCAAGAATAAGGCACGTTCATCGTTCCTGCGGGTTACTAGACCTTTCAGTACTTTACCCCCAGCCAGCGTATATTTCAAGAACTCTTCTGCCGCTTCTTCCATTTCGCCCCGAATAACCTTCTGACGGAGGGTGCTGCGCTGTAGTGTTCCCAGACCAACATTAAAGCTAAAAGATACAAGAGCATCGAATTGACCTTGAGTGAGCTTGACAGGACAGAAGCGTTCAACACCTCGCTCAAAGCGATTAAGATCGTCTCTAAGAATGTCATCTACTTCCTCCATTGAAAAGGTACGGTCATCCTTGTACTCCAGTGGGTAGGCATCCCGTTCTTCTATCTTTAAAGCTCCTTGCCGTGGGTAGAGTACATGCCCGACACCAATCGTCCACAATTTTGCGGGACAGCGGTAGGGACGTTGTTTGCAACCTTCATGATGTTTTATCATCTTGATGGCTTTATCGCTTACTTTCATTTCTTAGAAAATGCCTGTGTTCCAAACCAGAAAGAAACAATACTTGCCCAGATAATCTGGGTCTCATCATCCCATAGGAGGTTTAACGCCACGTCAAATGGCACTTCCCGATGGAAGGCAAACCAGAACCCAAACAGTTCTACAAACATGAACATCAAGAACATACCGTAGGTAATGGCAGGTCTAACCATTGCCCGTGAATTTGTAACCCACTGGGAAGCTCCCTTGCCAATCTCGATGTCGTGGGCATACAAAGACGCCCTTTCTTGGGCTTGGGTCTGCATCTCAATCTGCTGGGTCTTAATCTCTTCTACATGGGCTTGTGCTTGGAAACCACGCTCTATCATCTGGAGTTCCCGTTCGGTCTGCAAACGAGCCATTTCCATCTCATGCCTCTTGTCGGACTTGTCTTGAAAAAATCCCAGTAGGCTAGGTAGTCCGCCTGACAGGAACGATATAAGGGTAGTAAATAGGGTAATCATTTCTTTCCTCTTTCTTCTAAGAGTTTGACCCGCACATGGAGGTCATGGAGTTCTTTGTACAGTTCCTCACGCATCTTTGCCCTGCGCTCGGCTGAAATAGGGCTGTCCGTTGGGATGCCTTCCGAAGTAATTAGGGCGGGCATCTTGCCCTCGATTTGAGTTAGGCGGGTTTGGAATGAGGATACTTGACCGAGTAGCCACGCTATACAGGCTACCAAGATCGGAATAACCGCCTTTAGTACGTCTTGCATATTCATCTTTTAGACCCCCATACTATGTAATAAGCAATCCAAGCAGCTACCAAAAAGCACCAGAACTGCACCCATTTAACCTTTGATAACTCGGCATCAAAATACTTCTTGTCTTCCTTCTCAAGCCGTTCAATCTCGGTCTTGATGTCTAGCACCTTTTGCCACTCTTTGGTGCCGTGCTGCTTTATAAAGTCCACCCTTAATTTGTACTCTTCATCGCTTATCTTTTTGCGGTGTTTGTACTCCTCAAGGGCTTTAAATATCGCCCGTTCTTTCTTTAACTCTGCTTCTCTACGCTCACGAATCCTTGCGTTTGCTTGCTGCTTTGCAACATCTACTGCTTCCTTCTGTACTTCCTCGATGTTTTTGCCAATCTCTCGACCAGCTTCCCGTCCAGTTTTTATCCCTTCACTAATGCCTTTAGCACCAGCCGATAACCCCAGTTCGTCTGCCATGATTCAATTTAAAATACCTCTCCGCCAGCGGCAGGGACTGAAGTTGCATGGATAGATATATGCTGCTTTAGGTTCAAGGGCGCACTGCAATCGGCACAAGTATCTGCCTCTAACTCAGATGTATCTAGGTCATACCCACACGCAGCACACACAATCTCAACTTCGTGTTTAGGCTGTACTTGCCCATCAACTAGTTGAGCTTCGTATACGGCTTTCATACGGTTTCTAACTCAACCCATGAGGTTGTAGCCTCGTCCCACGAGTAGCGTTTGTCATCGTTTGGATACGGTACTGGGGACTCCCATAGATAAGAATCTTGGTTCATTGACCAGCTTGGGAATGGTTGTGGAGCAGCAAATCCTGTGCCGTCCCATGTATAACCGATACCTGCATAGTTTTTATGTAGTGGCTCACGACCGCTAGGTGTGCCGTCTTGGTTATAGTGAACTCCACCACGGGTGTTGTAGGATGTCTGTACCCAGTTTGCTGGATCGCCCAACGCACCAGTAGCGATAAACGCCTCTTCAGCTACAACTACTTGTACAACTACGCCATTTTCTATTTTTGCAAAGTGTGCCATTGATTACTCCGTTGGAAATGATAGGTTTAAAGCAATAAGTTCTTCTACGCTAGTTACGGCAGAGATAGCGGTTTCTAGTTCGGATGCCTTAGCTACTACAGCAGCACGATACACTACGGTATCGGCTGGGATGTCTACATTGCGCTCGGCTTTGCGGATTACCATCCAATCGGTTTGGGATAGGATGGAGTTGGCTGTCTGCTTGACCTGTGCAATGTGGTTTGATTTGAGACCTTTGGTGACGAGTCGTTTGGTAGAATCCACCATTGCTGGCTTACCATCAACCTCGCCCAAGACCTTTACAAACATTGGGTTGCCGTCTTTGTCAACTTCTTCACGGTCTTCCAGTGCCTTTGGCGTGGCAGTATATGAGCCGTTCTCGTTTGCCGTTACCCAGTAGTAGCGGTCATCTGGTCTGATTTCGTCTTGTCTAATAAACATATTAGTTCCTATCTTGCGTTAGCGTATTTAAAAGGTGATTCGGCAAATGCCATGTATATGTAAGTTACTCCATTAGCGTTCCAAGAGCCACCTGTGTTTCTCATCTTTACACCATTACTTAAAAAGTCCATTGCCTGAGAAGTTCCCTCGGCAATAGATAAGTCTGCGTATAAATCAGCACCTTGAATGTTGTAAGAGCTTCTAGAAGAATCAATAATTGCCCAATCTTCAACACCAGTAGATTTAATCAAAATATAGCGTGGTCTAAACCCAGTAAACACAAAAGTTCCATCACTAGAACCATTACCTGTGTATGAGCCAAATGCAGAGTATCCAGCGACTTGTGCAAAGCAGTAGGCTACATAGGTGTCTGAACTTGCATTTACACTAACATCGGTTGAAATATAAAACACAGATGATGTTGGTGCAGTATTTTGCCAAAAGTTAAATGTTGCGGCAGCATTACTTGAATTTAATCTTAAATATTGAGTTGCCGCTAATTGATTGCTATACACAAACCAAGCATCGGCATTATTTCGTCTTTTAACAATATACATGGCTGGTGCTACACCTAACCCATGTCCTACTGTTGAGTTTGCTCCATTACCTGTATAAGTAACAACACTAAATCCAGCAGTTGTATTAGCACTTACTGTAGAGTTAATAGAACCGTTTGTGTTGGTTGAGCCTGCTCCGTTGGCTTTCCAGTTCCAAGCTACATAGCTACCAGATGTGGCATTAAAAGTCCCACCGCCACTTCCCATACTAAAACCATCTGAGTCAAAAGATGTAAAGTATATTTGCCAAGCCTGTTCAGAGTTTGTTGTGTTTGGCAATACTGTATTACCAGCACCTCTTACAGCATCATTTATTCCATGGTCAAATGCACTACTTCTTGATTTATTCCAAACCATATCAGGTTGAAATCCAACACCTGTTACCGATTGAGTACCACCATTTCCAGTATAAAGAACAGCATTAAAATACTTATTCGCTGTTGTAGATGCAGTAGCACCAATCGTAGGAGTAGGTAAGTTAAATGTGTTTAGTCTTACAAAACCTGTTGGTGGGGTGTAGGCGAATGGGCGTTGACCAAAGTTAACTACGATTGCACTATTACCACCACCATTTAGAACTGTAGGAAACCAAGTTCCAGTAAGACCAGTAAATGCTGTGCCTTGACTTGAGTTATTTTTATAAAATGTAAGTGTTCCAGCATCTAAATCTAAAGCTACACCAATAACATCATTAGCTGTCCATGAAGCTCCATAAGAACTAGACGAACCGCTGGCAAGTTTAACTCCACTTGCATAATAAGAATTGTATGTATAAGTACCTACATAAAAAGGATTAGAAGATGTTTTAAGTGTAAAAGAATCTGAACCTCTTGCAATACCTACCCATGCTTCATCGTTATACATTTGTGTAAATGTAGTTTCAAAATACCATTTACCGCTAGAAACACCAAAAGTTGAACGATAAATACTATCTGCTGAACCGCCATTAGCATTGCTTACATTAAGGTTGCCACCACCAAATGTTGATGTACTGCGTGAACCATAGTCAAGCGGATTCAAAGTGCAATAATTAGCCACCGTAGCACTTGTCAGCGTAGGAACATCGGTCATGCTGTCATAAGTAGAGCCAGCAGTTAGGCTGATGTTATTAGCTGTCCAGTTGTTACCCTGTGGGGAATAGTCAAGACCAATAGGTGTTAATGTGCCAGATGTTGTGAAGGTGTGGATTGTATTTCCACCAGCATTTCCAACATTACCGCCAACAAACCTCTGTGTGCCAGCATAAGAAACAATAACAACACCTGAGCCACCAGCGCCACCTGCTCCGTTATTTGGATTGGATGGACCTGAATAGTAACCACCCCCGCCACCGCCACCAAGATTTGCTGTGCCAGATGCAGGTGCTGTTGGTGTTGCATTTCCACCGTTGCCGCCACCACCTAATCCACCTGTGGCTGGACTTTGTTGACCTTCTCCACCAGGACCAGCTCCAGTAGCTCCACCACCACCACCTGCATAGTATGTTGAAGTTCCAGATATAGACGAGGTTAAACCAACACCACCTTGCCCGCCAAAAGGACTAGAGTTTGTTGATATAGACCCTGCACCGCCAGCTCCACCACCGCCTGAGCCACGATATGTGTCTGATCCAGCAATTAAAGTTCCAGTTGAGCTACCACCTGCATTACCTTGACCACTAGTACCAGCGTATCCAGAACAAGCAAAACGACCAGCTGAACCACCACCAGAACCGCCAGTAGAACCTGCTGCGTTATTATCGTCACCTGCACCACCAGCACCACCGCCAGTAGATGTGATTGCATTAAATACTGAATTAGAACCAGCAGTTGCTGCTGATACTGTACCTGCTGAACCATTATTTGCTGGAGAACCAGCTCCACCTGCACCAACAGTAACGGCATACGCAGTTGCTGAATTAAGTGATGTTGTACTAGTTAAGAATCCACCAGCACCACCACCACCACCAAACCGTGAACCGCCACCGCCTCCACCAGCCACTACTAAATAGTTTGCAGAGACAGTTGAACTACTTACAGTCATTGGCAAGTAGAAGCCGTTTGTTCCGTAGCTACCACCGTAGCGGATAGGTTGCCAGACACCGAGTCCGTTAGATGTACCGAAGCTGTTTGGTGTTAGGGCTTGACCGTCAATATAATTTAATTCGGCTAAGTAGCCATCAAAGAAATTTTGATTTCCTTGCTGTGCATTTATAAAATAGCCAGTATTGCCAGACGCATTCCACAATAATGCTTGGTTTTGATTTGGGTAGTTTGCTGTTCCAAATGCAGTTACTTGAACTCCATTAACATAGAATTTAATTCTGTTTGATGCAGTAGCTTGTGTTGTATCTACAGCTAAGACAAAGTGATACCAAGCAGATGGGTCACGAAATACTTGGGTGGTTGATAATTGACCAGTGTAAGAAGAACCATCGTAATAAACATAAATGTCTAGCGTATCGTTTGAATTAAAACGCATTTGACCGTTATATGTACCTGTAAAAAATGTATAACCAATTGTTTGGAATGCGCCTAAAGTTCCACGCTTACACCAAACAGATTGAGTAAACTTTTGAGTATCACCGCTTTGTGTAAATGTACGATTTAAATAAGCAGAAGCACTTGAACGGAAACGCAATGAGTTATTTACTAACACGATTGGGGTTAGGTATCCGCTTGATGTGAATGTGTGGATTACATTACCGCCAGCTACGGTAACTGTACCGCCAGCCATTTGTTGAGTAGAGCCTGGATAGGAGATGATTACTACACCGCTACCGCCATTGCCGCCAGCCCTGTTAGATGAATCTGCCTGAATAGAACCGCCACCACCGCCACCGCCTAAACCATTAGTTCCAGCAGTTCCGTTATTGTCAGTACCACCTGTTCCACCACCACCACCTCCACCAGAACCACCTGTTCCAGCAGTTCCACCTTGGTAAGTTCCACCGCCACCGCCACCTGCATAGGTAGTAGATGTGCCAGAAATAGATGATGCAGTTCCTGCGCCACCATTACCACCAACAGTTGATGTTCCGTTTGAACCGACAGCAGAAGCACCGCCACCACCGCCACCGCCATAATTAGGCGCATCGTTTGACCCACTTCCTCCATTATTTCCTTGTCCTGATGTACCAGCAGCACCAGCACCACTAGAGCCACCACCACCAGAACCTCCTGCTAGACCAGCACCTTCGCCATCTCCAGCACCGCCACCACCGCCAACAGCAGAAGTTGAAACCATGCTAAATGCAGAGTTTGTTCCACTTGATCCAATATTAACTGTTGATGGTGTTCCAACACCGCCAGCACCGCCAGCACCTACAGTAACGGCATAGATCGAGTTTGTATCAAGCGTTAAGTTAGAACCACTAAGCAATCCACCTGCACCGCCACCACCACCTCGTCTACCACCACCGCCACCACCGCCAGCTACGATTAAATAGCTTGCTGTCAACGAGGACAATGGGCTTAATGTGCCAGATGTATTGAATGTGTGAATTGTGTTGCCACCGCTTGAGGTAACGACACCGCCACCGAATTGTTGTGCGCCTACATAGGAGATGATGACGATTCCTGAACCGCCATTTGCACCAGTATTACCACCACCACCGCCACCGCCTAAATTAGCAGTACCAGCGGTAGGAGTTCCTGTGCTTCCAGCTCCTCCTCCTCCAGCGCCACCAGAGCCACTTCCACCAGCATCTCCAGCACCCCCGCCACCTCCAGCATAGGTTACAGAAGAACCTGAAATACTAGAAGCAGAACCAGCACCTCCATTACCACCTCCAGTTGAGCCATTAGCACCAACAGCAGAAGCACCACCTCCACCGCCAGAACCCCAATTTGATCCACCAGAATTAGCTCCAGAACCACCAGCGTTACCTTGACCGCTAGTTCCAGAACCGCCAGCAGCAGCACCAGAAGCCGATCCTCCACCGCCAGAACCTCCGCTTGCTCCTGTTGTACTACCAGCACCAGCACCACGACCACCGCCAGTTGATGTAACAGTTGTTATTCCTGTTCCAGATACGCTTGTATCTGAACCATTTGTTCCATTTCCTGAACCACCAGTCCCTCCAGCACCTACAGTTACCGTATAAGAAAGTGACGGATTTAAAGATAAAGACCCAGTTAAATATCCACCAGCGCCACCACCGCCACCACCACTAAGATTTCCTCCACCCCCACTACCACCACCAGCAACAACAAGGTAACTTGCAGTAACAGAAGACAACCCTGTCCAACCAAAGGCTGCTAAGGCTGCTGCACCAATTTTAGATAAGCGTGGCATCTATAAAACCTTTAAGCGAATTTAGTTTGAGCTGCGAGTACTGTAAATGCTGCACTTCCTGTTTTAATAATGACATAAGTGTAGCTGTCAATTGAGCTTGCGTTTCCGCTAGTAGGAGCTGTACCGCCTTGCCATTTAGGGGTTACGGAACTTCCGTCTACTTGGACTGCTGAGTTGTAATATGCGGTCGATCCGTTAGTAACTAAGAAGGTAACAGACATAGACTCGCCAGTAGCCATAATCGTATTTAACGATGTACCGCTAGAACCACGGAAGTTTACTGTCCAGTTTGCTGATGCGTTAGATGTGTAATATAAAACTGACTGAGTCGTAATATCGTAGTTAATCGTGCCTGTTGCTGCCGTAGCGGAGACTGTAGCGGTCTCAATAATATTAGAGGTCTTTAAGTCAGCATTAGAAGATGTACCAGCAAAAGTCTGTAAGCCTGTAAATGTGTTGGCTACGTTGGTAACTGGGATGTTTGCACCAGCCAGAGTAGAAGCTCCTGTACCACCTTGATTGACTGATAAAGGAGTGGTTAAACCAGTCAGCGAAGTAATGTCAGAGTTTGCACCCTTAAGAGCAAAAGGCGCTGCTGCGCTAGAAGTTACTCCAGTACCGCCAGAAGCTACGGGTAGGGCTGTTCCTAAAGTTAAAGAACTAAGGTATGTGACCGCATCGACTACGTTAGTCCCGTTGTTATAGACAAACATTGATGCACCAGCAGGAACGGCTATGCCTGTACCTGATGTATTTTTAACAGTAATAGCATCTGCACAACCGTTATTAACTAGGTATAGTTTCTCAATTTGGCAACCTGAACCAAGAATTAACTGTCTTGCGCCAGCAGTAGTACCTGTAAGGTTTAAACGCAGATTACGAGCTGTTTGAGTAGTATTTACATCTGTAAGGGTTACTGTAACGTTTCCACTAGCAAAAGTCACATCGGCAGAACCTGTGATAGCTTCTTCTAATGCAGTCCCTAAATTGGTGTTAGTTGTTGCACCCCAAGTACCAGACTGGTCGCCTGTACCGATAAGCTCGATTTTTAGTGGTGAATAAGTCGATGCCATAATTTATCCTTTATGCCGCTATCTCAACCCAATTGGGCGATTGTGTGTCAATAATATCATTCCAAGTGCCTGTTTGCGAGTCATTTATACCAATCCAATTTGGTGTTTGACCATCATCAATTACCTGCCAAATTAATACACTTCCTACCTGTCCAACTGCTTGTACGCCTGTTACGCTTACTACCGCACCAACAGATACAAAGACACTTCCAACACTACCTGTAGCCTGTAATCCCGTGACACTAATATTTTGTCCAGTAATTATTCCTACTTGAGGTGTAGGCATTGAGCCTACTACACCCGTTAAATCTACAGAACTACCAGCTGCAACTGTTACACTTCCTACCGCACCCGTTCCAGAAACCCCAGTTACGCCAACATCCGTACCCTCTTGTACGGTTACACTGCCAACGCTTCCTGTAGCTTGGAGTCCCGTAACTGGAGCATTTGCTGCTGCTTCTACAGAAACTGAACCCTGTACTACTGTTCCTACAACGCCTGTTACATTAAATACCGCAGTTCCTGTAACCGTTACGCTACCGATACTGCCTGTTGCTGATAACCCAGTTACATTTACATCAATCGCTGTGGCTACCGTTACAGTTCCTACAGATACCGTTCCAGCTACGCCTGTGACTGAGACACCAGCCCCAGCCAAAATTGATACTGATCCTACCTGTCCTGTTCCGTTTACGCTAGTTACACCAACATCCGATCCAGCATCGACAGCTGGACCTTCTATCTGACACGTACCGCTTACTCCAATTACATTAACAACTGCCGAGCCTGTAACCGTTGCACTACCTAACTGCCCCGTACCAGAAACACCTGTTACGTTTACTATCGCATCTTGTGTAGTTTGTACAGTAACTGAACCTACCTGTCCTGCCGCTACTACACCACCACTATTCTGACCCCAAGGGTTCTCACCCCAACCGCCATAGCCCCAGCCCCCTAGCGGGACTTCTACATCTGTATAGTCCTCGCCCCAAGGTCCATTGCCCCAAGCGCCACTACCCCAGCCAGAATAGGTTGCCACTTATTAATCACGCTATGCGGATAATGGCGTTACTTGCGTCTGCTGTTGGGAAGACGATGGTAAACGTACCACTTGTCGAGGTCTTAGCACCACCAAAGTCTAGAATACATACAGAAGGATCACCAGCAGCGGAATCGTTATAGATCATGGCGCCATAAGCTGTAATGGTCGCAGAAGTAAACGATAGGTCTGCAAAGTCGGTAAATGCTGTAGTACCCGAAGAAGTTGGGGTTACATTGGTTAAAGCACCGCCACCAGCAGAGTATGAGCCAGAAGCTGCTACTTCGTTAGTAGCCGTATAAGCAGTAGTTGCAGCCGTAAAGGACGCACTATTGTCATACATTGCTAGTTTAAAAGTATTACCAGTACCAGTCGTAAAGTTGTGAGTTGCCGTCATCAACTGTACTTTGAAGCTGGTACACATAAAGTTGCCTGTAAAAGCCATTTTGGACTCCTATTCGTCTAAAAGTTTAATTAATTCAGGATGACCAGCTTCCCGTAGCTTGTGAGCTAGTGTTACACGATCAAATTTTACCGCTTCATTCATATAAAAGACTAGTACTTCCCGAATATGATTCCTAAAAGCAATTGCTTGCTCCCGAACCAAGGGATGAGACTGATCCCCTACCTGAATAATCTTATCTAATGCCCGTTCAGCGACTTCCTCTGGGGTAAAGCCACCGTGGTCTTTTGTAAATACTTGGATACCGCTAGACTCGCCTAGCCCTTGTACGCTAATCATCTGACTGGATACCTCACTTGTCCACTTCTATAGGCGTCTTGACGTTCTTTAGCATCGCCTAATTGTTTCAAATCTGCCATCGCTGCGTCATACCGACCTTTGTACATGGTCATGGTATCAGCGTCTGTTTTCATAAAATTGGCTGCTTCTAAAAGCGCACCATATAAAAGTACAGAATCAAAATTGTCGCCAAGCCAAGATGTATTGGCAGTAACAATAGATTGTGGGTAATAAAAATAATGCAACTCCACAGCGTAATTGGCATCTGGGGTAGGTCCTAGAATAAAGGTGTTATTGTCAAAAACAGCGTAATACTCAGGTTTTGCATAGAACGCAGCGTCCGTATCTGGGTAGGATTCACGGATAAAGTTAACATCTTTGTTTAAAAGGTAGTGGTACTCATTTGCCGCATTAATCACCGCAAGACTAAAGGTAGCCAGCCAGTCAACGGGGGTGGCTAGATACTTATTGGCAGTAGTCACATTCCCCGTAACATTCTTACGGAAAGCTGGCAGTTGGACGGTGTTATAAATCCTTTGTTCTGCAAGCTGGACAAATCTAGCAATCTGGTCGGCAGATGTAAATGAGCCTACGGTTGCTGGGAAGTCGTTCTCAGCAAAACCTTTAATTGCAGAAGTTAACTGCGTATAGTTCATCCCATCTTCCCGCTAGACATTCTGCCTTTGGTTGCTGCACCAGCACCACGCATCTCAATCTTGCCGTACTTATCAACGCCTTTGCCATGAGTCTTGCTAATACCGCCAACAGAGATATTCATTTCTGACATATCTTGAGCGCCAGTCATGCCTTTGGAAGACAAGCCTTTGGCAGAGATTGTTTTACCTTTCATGGTATGGGGAGGAGCATAGACTTTAGCGTCTCCAACTTCCTTACCCATTACTTTTTTAGAGTAATTAGCCATTATCGACCCCTTCCAGCACTTTTACGCATCATGCCTTGGTTCTTAACCTTAGCTAAATTACGTCCCATTTTCTTCATGTCCATCTGGCTTTTGCCACCCATCTTGGGTTTGGCTTTCATACCAAGAACAGTAGGACCTGAGTCACCTAAATTTGTGCCTTCAGTCTTGCCTTTTTTGGCTACTCCGTCTGCGTCTTTCTTAAACATTTTCAACTCCTTATGTTGTTGTTACCGTTACACTTCCTACCAAACAGCTTGGGGCAAGATCATTAGGAGTTAGTCCGTCATCTCTAGCACCACCAACAGGGTTCCATCCCCATTGAAATATTCTACTACCGCCCTCTGGATAACCAACGCCTTGTAACGTACTGTCGTTAGATCCATTTAGTTGCAAACCACTTGTTCCAGATACCGTATAGCTTACATCAGGGCGTGGTTCCCGTACAGCCTGTGGGTCATCCACTGGATACATACCTAACGACAACTGCGGCTGATCTGGATCCCAACAACTAGGGCAAACCTTAATGTTCTTTATCTGTTGCTTAACAACTAACTTCCGTAGCTCCTTTAACTTATACCGCTGACCACATCGGTCACATTCGGCAATAGCAAATTTGCCACTACTAAATTTATTAGGCATAGAAGGTCGTCCTAGGAACGAACCTAGAAGCGGCTTTCTCTCTGTCCTCCGTAGAAGCCAGGAGCCACTGCTCCTCGTATTCTTGCTTTAAAAATTGCACTCTTGCCTGTCCGTCTGGTAGCTTTTGAGCCATATAGAAAGCCAATCCAGCCACCATACAAGGTAATAGGCGAAAGGGAATATCAGGCTCTACAGTGCCATTAGATCCAGCATCTTGAATCCTACGCAATCTCCAGTACACAAAGGTATAAGGACCACCACCAGCATCGGGTGTGGGCCATACATTAATTGAGGGAAGGTTCTGTATAGAAATTGCTGCACCTGTCGTATGACTTGCGGCAGTAGTACCATTCTGACCACGGTAGCAGTTTGTTAGGACATTACCAATGACGTTAGCGTAGCTGATTGTTTCGTTATCAATCTTGACAAAGCCACCGATAGGAAGGGCGCTAGCATCACTAACGGTAATAGATGTGGTCGTAGCATTAATTGTGCCGTTTAAGGTCACAGCGGTCGTATTAGACTGCCCTGACTGACGATTAAACCAGACCTGAATAGGACGCCCAGTTGTTAGCTTATTTGGGATCGTAGAGTAGGTAGACTCCGAAATACGGGTAATGTTGATGTCAATCTGATTGCTTGTAACACCGTTATTCTGGCGAACTACATGATCTAATAGGTCAATCGTATTGACTGGAATAGGATAAATCCCTTGCCCAGTAACCATTGCAACTTGCCCCTGCTCAATAGTCCACAAGTTAATACCACGATTAGCCCACTCTACAGTCAACAGGTTCAATGATCTGCGGGCAGTCCGCATATCGTAGCCAGTACGCAATTCCGTACCACAACGCTCAAAAGCCTCTTCAATAAGGTTATTAAGATCTAGATTGAAGGTTGTAGTTCCAGATGTGGTCATTTCTTGGCGGCTCTCATATTGTCTACAAGATTAGGATATGGTCTACCAGCAGCTTTTGCCATGGCTTTTGCACTGGCTTTTTTAGCAGTCGATAGTTTTTTTGGTTTGCCTAAGCCTTTTGGTCTTGGCTTATCCCAAACTTCCCCGCCTTTTTTATATTCCGTAAAGTCAGTATCGTCCCTACGAGCTTTACGCTTAGGTTTACCCATTTTAGTAGGCATAATAGCGCCCATTCCACGACTTGGTCTCATGCTCTTGTCTTTCCCCGAATAGCGCAACCATCTGCTCTGGATGACGCTGATTTAACCATACCGCCAGCTTTTAATTTAGGCTTTGGCATACTGCTTCCCATCATGCCTTTTTCAATGTCAATTTTTAAACCAGCTGCACCACTAGGCTTAGACAGTCTACCCATGTCTTGCAGTCTTTCCGCATAAGTGCGTGGGCTTTCAGCTTTAACTTTTGCCCTTTGCTCTTCTGCCATTTTATGTGCCTCAGCCTTAGCCCTTTCGTTCTCCTGCTTTACTTTTTCTGCTGCTTTGTCGTATTCGCTAGGGCCGAACTTTTCCTTTTGAGGGTTATATTTCTCATTCCCGTCACCGCCAACCTTTTTAGAAGGGTCAATAGGCTCTATTGGCATTACGCTCTAGTCTTTCCACGGATAGCACAGCCGTCTGCACGAGCTGACGCAGACTTAACTTTACCGCCTTTTTTATAGGATTTGTATCCTTCTAATCCGCCTGTTTCTCTTGCTCTAGAAATATAATTTTTTGCTTGTTCTGCTTTTTGTTGCTTAGCCACCATAGCAGCCTCTTGTGCTGCAGCTTGTGCATTTTTTTCATCTTCTTGAGCTTTATTGGCAATTGATTGCTGCTTGCTATCATAAGCATCTTTAGCAATCATTTGAGGCAAAAACCCACCAACACCTTGACGTATAAGATTACCCGTCATACCTTCACCAGTTACCATTCCAGCAACAGGGCTAATATCTCCAAATTTCAATCCCATGGTTACACCATCTTTCCTCTAGTTTTACCACGAATAGCACAGCCATCTGCTCGCTTAGAAGCACTGAAAACTTTTCCACCTTTGGCTTTTTTAACTGGTTCTGGCTTTTTCTTTTCTGGACCAAAGATCTTATCCCGTAGCTTAACCATAGGATTAGCTTCGTTCTCCTCACGAGTGAGGCGATCAACCATCTCTTGTGGGAGCTCGTCTTTAACAACAGTTCCTTTATTAAAGCCTGGAACGCCACGTCCTTTAAGGACGTCAGCACGAGTTACTTTACCGTCATCGTTAAGGTCTGGGAAATTAGCCATGATTAGCAGTATCCGCCTGATTTCATCTTAACCATAGTGCCTTTGGTTTTGCCTTTTACAGCAACGCCATTAGCCTTAGATAGCTGACCTACTTTGCCACCACTAGCCATGCCATGCATACGCTTCTCATGTCCTTTAACGGCCTTGGTAGCCACTTTTTTCATGGATGTCATACCGCCATTTTTCATGCCAGCCTCTGCCATCTCATGTTTAATCATGGATTTAGGAGCGCCTTTTTTCTTCATAAAACCAATTTCTTTCTTAACCATCATCTTAGATTCTTTCATTTCTTTTCCTTTCAAGGTTCCACCTTCTTTTTTACCAACATACTTTTCTAAACTAACATTTGGTAATTGCATCATCCCATGATTAGAACGTGGTTTGTTGAATTTACCTTTGGATGGATTGGTAGATCCACCAGTTCTAAACTTTTTACCTTTATCAGCTTCCATAAAATCCTCTCCAACAGATTTAGGAATGCCAACTTTTTTAGCAAACTTAGGGTTATTAGCCACAGCTGCCATTAGGTTGTGCTGTTTTTTGCTAACGCTAGGCATTTATTTTCCCTTGAATAAGCTGGTCAATTTTGACTTCAAGCTTGTTAAAGCGCTGATCAATATGAGCCATAATCTTGTCAATTTCTGCATTAGTGACGTTATCACGAGCTACCTCCTCACGGGTTTTATTTAATAGGATGTTAAGACGTGCCAGTTCAGAGGACTTTTCTCTTGCCCAAAGACCAACAAGAACTCCTGCTAATGTTAGACCTGCGTTCCATAGATATAACATTTCTTGGCTCATGTTTAGCACTTCCATCTTGCTAAAGAAGCTGCTTTACGAGTAGGTCTGCCTTTTTCATCTTTCATTGGTCCAGGCATTCCAGACATGCGAGCGCAGAATGACTTCTTGCGAGCACCACCTTCTGGCTGTGGAGCTTTTAGATTTGAGCCAGTCGCTTTATTATATTTAGCACGACCTTTGGCGGTAAGCCCAGCGCCCTTAGATACAGGCAACTTTTCACCACGACCAATCGCAAGAGAGGGTCCTTTCTTTTTAGTAGCCATTATGCAACATCCTTTTTGGAGTCAATAGGTCTAATAAGAGGATAGAGATATTCTTCACCAAACGACCCTGCAAACTCTTCCATCCCTAAATGACCTAGCTTAATGGTAGGGTCAATCCATACCTCGTAACCATGAGCAGTGGCACGGTCACAGAAAAGATAGTCCTCGCCTACATAGCCTTCTGGTGTAGATTTAAAGTCAAAGAATGAATAGCAGAACTTATCTGGATGTCCATCTACTACTCGGTCATCGTGGTATTTCCACTCAGGATGGTTGTCTCTGAGGGTCTCAAATACGTCTTTACGGATCAACATAAAGGCAGTAGCAATGCGTTTAGCTTTAACTAAACCATACGAGTTCATATAGATCCCGCCATCAGCATCTTGTTCTAAGGTAGAGATGTATACACTTCCCTTTTTACGGGCTACTGGAACGCCACCTACGATACCTTTTTTAGGGTCAATATTCCACGCCATCAAACGGAAAATATCTTGCGGATTAAAGGTAATGTCCGAATCAATAAACATTAAGTCCGTGCAGTCTGAGGCTAGGAAATCTTTAGCAATCAGGTTTCTAACACGAGAAACAACGGAGCATCCAGAGATATTACAAATCTGAATATCAACCCCGTGTTTAGGTGCTTCTACGGCAAACTGAGCCATTGCAATAGCTAGTTTTACAGATACTTTAAAGTCGTAAGCGGGAAGACCAAGCATGATCTTCCTACCAGCTAAATTAAAAGAACCTTGTGCTTGCACTGTTTCTGACATTATTTATCCATAATAAATTTGTATCGAATCCATATTGGAAATTTCTGCATATACCGATGTATTTGCACGTATTCCTTCACCTGGAATAGTTGGTGTATTACTAAAATAATCGCCAGCAAAGCTTTCGTAGGTAAGAATCCACCGACCAACTGCATATACAGCGGCAGTACTTGTAATGGTACGTGAGTTAATATCGGTTAGCGTAAAGGTATCTGCGCCCGTTCTAGTGATGATATATGTGCCGTCAGTAGCCGAAACACCAGAACCATTCGGTGCAAAATGAATACCAATACTCGTGCCAGTAGTAAGTCCATGAGCAACTTTAGTTACTGTTACGGTATTGCCGCTTTGAGCATACGTTACGCTTGATGATACGGGAACGCTTGAAGCATCGAATAAAACTGCATATCCAGCAGAAGCTCCACCTGTAAAAGACATTCCTTTAACTCGTGTACCATAATTTACAAGATACCCACTAGAATTTAAATGCGCTTGTTTTACATCATATTGCATTGTCATAATTAATCTCCTAAGATGTTGAGTAGACTAGGGTTTTCCCTAGTCCGCCAGATTAATTATTAAACGTGGTTTGGAACTGACCGCCATCAGAGTTACGGACTGCGTAAGTAACGATGATTGTTGCTGCTCCAGTCGTTAAACTTGTACCAGCCAATGTGTAGGTAATCGTGGCATCAGTAGAACCAACATTTAACCAGCCACCTGGGGTGGTTGCATTGGCGCCCAAAGCTACGCTTCCAACGCTAGTAACGGTTCCAGTCGTTGTGAAATCAGTACCGCCAATACTTAGTTTTGCAGTAGTTGCTGCACTAAATACGGTGGTGGTTACAACCTTAATATCAACAATCTGTGATCCAGCGGGAACAGTAACTAGATTACCAGTCAAAGTGCCAAAAACTACATTAGCTGATTGGGAAACAACGGTGCAACCTGTGTTGCGGATAGTACCAGCAGCAGTGCCAGTGGTGTTTTTAACAGTCCCTAATAACCAAGGACCTAGATGTGTAGCGAAACCCATGAGGTTCTCCTTATATGCACATAATCCCATATCATCGGTGCATCGTCCCCTAGGCGGGCTGATATGGACAAATTAGTCCTAGTCTTAAAAGAATCTTACTACAAATAAAAGAAAAAGGGGAGTTTTTGGCTCCCCTTTTTTAGCACAATTAAGCGCCTTGTGAACCCCACATACCGAGGGGATCAGACCAGCCGAAGCTGTAACGCTCACGAGACTTGTAACGTACGTTACCAGTATCGAAGTCACCGTCCATGCTGTTGCTCAAACGAGTACGAACGAAATGCTTCATACCGTTTGGAACATCAGTACAGAGGAAGTAAGCATTTGGATCGGTCAGGTAGTTATTAACTGTATAACCTTCTGGGATCGAACCATTGTTTACTAAAGCGTTGATGTCGTTGTCAGTTGTACCAACACGCAATTGGGTTTCGAGCAAACGAGTTGCAACGAACTGTAGTGCAGGTGGAACAATTAACTTACGTGGTTTAGCAGCGATCAACAAACTACGCTCGTCTGTCCAAGCAGCGATTTGAATAACGGCAGCTTCCAAGGAAGTTTCGTTCAAATCAGCAGCGGTAGACTGAGTGTTGCTGTTAGTTCCACCAGAAACCAGTGGGTGAGCTGTCGAGAACAAAGGTACACCGTCACCACCGTAATACTGGGCAGAGTTAGTGAAACCGTTGTTTAACACAGCAGCTGACTTAACCTGTTTGGTATAAGCCATAGCACGAGCCAAAGCCTTGGTATAACGAGCGGATAAGCTGTCATACAAGTTGTCCTCGATTGCCTCTTCCGTTAGGGAGAAGCCGAGAGCAATGGTTTCGTGGTTATAACGTGCTGTGAATGCCTCTTGTGCATTGTCATAAGCGATGGCAGAG